ATATGTTGCATTAATTGTACGGCCTTCTAAGTCAAATCTATTTAATGGATACATATCTAATGTCCTTGGAAGATTACCCGCCTCTAAATTAAACTTCCCTAGAGATCGAATAGGTCTCTCGAGTATAAAATTAATATCAATATATTCTGTACTCAATGAAAAATTTTTAATAATTAATTCTTTTAAATCCATAATTGTTTTGTCTTGTTCAAGAACATACTCCATACATTTATCATCTTTTGTTATATTAAATGTAGTTGTCATTGTTAATCTATCTATATAAATTGTATTGATATGATTTTAAATATTAATTAACGTTTATTTTTCTTCTTTGAAGGAGTTTTCTTTGGAGTCTTAGCCTTACCCTTCTTCTTAACATTTAAGTCTTCTATTCTTACAGCTCCGAATTCACCCTTCTTCGCGACCCATCCAGCTTTTCTAAGATTTTGATTCCTCTTAGCAGAACGACGGGCACGTTTTGATTTAATTCTTCCATCAATCCAAACAAGATCCTGTTTAGTTAATCCCCCCGTCGTTTTATTGGCTGTTCCATTCCAAACTTGTCTTCTTGATCCTGTATTCATTTATATATATAAATAATATTTTTTTTAAATTTGATTAGTTTAATCCTCAAATATTAAAAATGATATAAGATTAAACACCACAATGATGTGCTGTATGAATCGTGGAAAGAAAAGAGCGAGACGCGCAACAAGGTATAGAAAGAATACAGTAGTTCCAGAGAAAGATACAGAAACATGTATTGAAATCCCCAAAGCAAAAGAAAGAAGAATGGATATGACTGTAGAAGAACTAAATAAATTTAATAGAGAAGTTATGTACTGTGGAGGATGTAAGACACCCTTTAACCTTGGCTCAAATGAGTTAAAAACACATTGTAATGGATGTAATCAATTCTTCCATTGCAAAATAGCCGGGAAATGTGTAGGAGAAGACTGTACTTATAACGGACATACTGCGAGTTACTGTTATAATTGTGTAAAGAAGACATACGATAATGGAAATTGCTTATGTAATGATTGTGATACTCCTAGATGATCAAATTAAAGATGATTCTATTTAATTCATCAAATACTGTATTACTTGTTTTTATTAAAAACATATACTTATCCTTTCTTAGGGTATTACATAAACCCATCAAAATATATAGATATTTTTTGATTAACTTGATTTTATTATAGTCTTCCAGTTTTTTAAATTTATAACACTCTAAAATAGTATCTTCTCTATCATTAAGGAATTCTTTAATCTTATGAATCAAATAAATTGATTTATCATTATCAGGTAGATTATATAATGACACTTCCATATCATATAATCCACTTACAAACTTATTTGTATTACAGAATTCTCTAAGATACCATATAACCTTTTCATTTTCTTTTGTACCCTCGATTATATCAAATTGAATATGGTATCTATCTTTATTAACCATATTATTAAATATTCTATTGTCTCCACGGTATTTTGATAATACATTGTAATAATTATATATAGGATTTGTATTTCCTATCACTTCGGGTTGCTGACTCCTTATTAGATTTACATAATCTATATCACCATAAAAGATGATATTACCACGTGTATCTTTCCCTCTTCTACCAGCCCTCCCAGACATTTGAAGGTAGTCTTCATTAGTAAATGTATTATTATCTATACCTAAGAAACAGGATGTCCTAACGGGTAGATCAATCCCCAAACACAAAATCTCACCAGAAATAACTATTCCAATTTCTTTTTTAGACAATAGCTTCTGTAGTATCCAATTATATTCATCTGGAGCATTCTCAATATATAGACCAATACCTCTCTTTAACATCTGAAATAATGGACTTTCATATGGAATCTTTATACCAAGTGTCTTCTTTATCTCGCGCCGTACTTCCCTTATAGTATCAGCAGACATAGGTTCATTAGAATTAGTAAAAATGAAATCGGGATGTTTCTTAAATATATCTTGAGTACAAAAATCAGGATATTCTATAAATTCATTCATTTCTTTCTTAATATTTGATGTCTGAATCTTTTTAAGGCTTTCATTATCTAGTTTAGAGATATCATTTAATTTTGACTCATAATAATTAATAATTGAAGTAATATATGTATTTTTTTCTTTCTTTTCAAATAAATGCATTTTTTCCCGTATTTCGTATTGAGCATCATTTGTCTTTGACCCTACCTTAATATTAGATTGATACTTCTCTCGGCTATCTAAATATTTCTCATATAATTCATTCTTCTTTTCAAGAATATCATAATGATATGGATATTCTTCTAATTCTTTTTTATTTAAATACTCAAAAATATCATTAAATAAACATCTACATACATTTTCATCTTTATGGAACATTATCATTGGAAACATATCGTTTTTCTTAACATTTTGAATGAATTTAATTATATCATTATCATTACTAATGGATCTATCATTTGACTTACTAACCGTAAAACTATCAAAGATAGATTGTATTTTTTCTGGATAATTCTTTGACCATTCTATCATCTTAGATTTTATAAATAATTCATACTCTTTACAATTATCTAGTGTCAAAATACAATTATCTTCAAAATATTCATCTGGAGAACACCCATCTAACATATCATTCTCTTCATCAATTTCTTCAAATGTATCATAAACCTTATCCCAAATAACCGCACAATCATTTGGAGTATAAGATAAAATACTATCTCTATAATCATCGTTAATATCATTATATAATGCTAGAGGATGAAGCTTTATCAATTTATTATTCTTCCACAACCATCTCTGGTGATTTATAAACCTTTTATTGTATTCAATATAGTTTATTTTATGATTAGGATATATCTTCGAGAATACATCTTTTAAGAAATCAATGTTCTTGATAGTCGCAGATAGTGCTAAAAAATTACATTTCATTGACTTAATAATATTTTCATAAATATCTCCATCTTCTTTACGGTTTAAATTATGGATTTCATCAAATACAGTATAGTCAAACTCAAATCCGATTTTATTAAAATTATTTTCTATTTCACGGGGAGTTCCAATAAATATATTTGTATCTGAACTATATGAAAAGTTTGAAATATTATCCAATAGAAAATGGACTTTGTAACCCATATGAATAAAATGTGAACCAACCTGATAAGCTACAGGCTTTGCGGGACAAACATATAAAATCTTTTTATGCAAAATTCCAGCAACCATCGCTATAAATGATTTTCCAGAAGATGTCGGGGCTTTAACTATTACACTTTCTTTCTTATTAATAAAGTTAATCGTATCTTTTTGCCATTTATCAAAATCTTTAATTTCCTTATTCCAATTATTCAAAGGAGGAAGCATATCTCCCATTTTTTTCATCATAAATAATTTATACTCGGTTTCATCTAATACACTCTTGATTTCATCTATTAATTTTTTATTATCCTTTGTTTCTTCATCTTTTAAATCATTATATAGAAGGATAATATATTTCATATTCTTCTTCTTCTTTTTCCAATATTTATTCAATAGCAAGAATTTATAGTTTATGATTCCCTCGTTTGTCTTAATTGAATGTAAAAGTTTAAAAGGATCATTATAATCAAGGTTATCAATTAAATATTCAGCCCTCTTATAATCCTCCTGAATATTATTTTTCCTCTTTTTTTCATTTTGTTCTTGAATAATTAGATCTTTTTTCTTAATAACCTTTTTCCCTTTATGGTGATTCTTCTTTTCCTTCTTTTTTTGTATTTCTTTATCAATAATAATATCTTCAACCATATGTTTAAGGTTCAAATTGAGATCTTTTGATAAATCTCTCAAAAATACAGAATACTTTTGCTTATCAATAGTTTGCTGTGTAACATATTTTTGTTCAGCCATTTACTGAAGTGTATGAAATATAGTATACTATATTATTATGGTATATGTTTAAATATTTAAAATCATAATTATATAGTATACTATATATGAATCTAAAAAAAATGTTTAGAAAAAATGGCCTCATTATGATAAACTCTGAAAATGCAACTCAATATAATTATTTTGTTATAAATAATTACTTGAAAATTAAAGATATAAACAAGATTAATATTGAATATTTTAAAAAGAAAGGATATAACTATTGTTTAACATTATAGTGGACATTAAATAATCCTATTATTTTACCAAGTATATATGCTAAGAATAGTAACATAATACTTTTAGTAATTATACTATCATTAAAACTATTGAAAAATTCCTCAATACCAAACCCAGTTAAATCAAAATTAGTTTCTTTTTGAGAATTAATTAGACTCCCATACATCTTTTTTAATATTATTGTTTGATTAGATATATTATTTGAACATTTATCTTTTTCATATGTTTCAGATATTTCAATAATCTTATTAATAACATCTGGAACATATTTTAGAAGCTTATTTGATACAGTATTAATCTCTTGCTTAGTATAATTATTAGGTTCAGATGAATTTAACCTTAATAGTTCTCTCAATAAATCAATAGGGTTATTTGAAATTCCTTGGGCACACAAATTATCTATAATATCATCAAAATCAAGGGAATCAATACATGTTGTATATTCAGATACACTTGTAACTATAAATTTAAGAATTAATTTCTCAATATAAATTAACTCTTGAGACCGATTACTTTTACCTAATTCATAAATATTTTCCATTTCACCTATAGTAGTAATTAGTCTCTCGTGTTCAATTAATTCTTCGGGTGTAGAATTATCAAGTAAAGTTAGCTTATCAAAAATACATGTTTGGAAATCAGTTGTAGTCCTATCAAATACTGTCATATTTGTTCTAAAAACAGAGTTTAAATTAGCCATTATATACTATATATTATAATTTATTTATTTTCTTTTGTGCCGTTTCTAAATAACGGGAATGTTCAATTATATATAATAAATTTTTCAATGTCTTATCCTCTTTCATTTTGTGATGTGAAATAAGAATAGAATCAAACCTCTTTTTTCCATTTATTCTAAAATCATAATCCTTCATAAAATTCTTCCATTCTATTTTAGTATTTATTGATTTGATAGTTCCACAAGAAGTCTTAAATGTAGAGTAGTTCTTATTTGGAAGATACTTACTTAAATTATAAGCTAGTCCTTCTTTCCATGGGGCTATCTGATACCATACATTCTTATAATTACAACATGATATTATATCAGATAAACTTTGATCTCCTGTAACTAATATATCATTCACACTATCTTTCATTAATGAAATAAATAATTCCCTTTTTTGAGGGAGTATATCAGCTCTAAAAACAATAGAAGATCTTTTTTTATCATCTCCTTTTAATATAGTTTTATGTTCTTTCCCAATAATAGAAATATTATCATATTTCTCTTTACATATTTTAAGAGTCTGACTCTTAAAATTAGGGTTTGTATATATTTCTTCTTCAATCCAATCTGGTATAATTACCTGAAAAAATGAATGTTTAGATCTATACTTTCTACATATCATTTCTAAATATGAAAGGAAACAATATTTAGAATGTATTCCCCACTGTGGTGAAGGTTGTATATAAACTAGAGCATATGGTTTCTTTATTATATTCTGTTGCTTCCATTTAAAATTATTAAATAATATACCTAAGTTATCTTCTCCAACACCGATTGGAAAGGTATATGGTGGATATTCCCCGTTGTATTCACTTACAGAAAATGTATTGAACACATTTGCATAACTAATTAGTTTCTTAAACTTCTTTATATCAAATGTCTTATTAATAATAGGTATCGCCACCATTATATCAAACTTAACCTTCTTTTTTAATACAAGTTTATCATATTCAACACATTCTTCATGGTCACTACCATCTTTACCAGTTAATTTATAAATATTACCATCTATACCTAAATCTTTGTATTTCTGAGGGGCTGTAGTACATATAGATATTTTAGCTGTAGGATACCATTCTTTTAAATAATCATAGAATGTTTTACATACAATAATGTCACCAAAGCCACCACACGGTGTATTAAATAATCCAATAGATATATTTTTATAATGTTTATCACTTATCTTATTTCTCTCAGATATTTTCCAAAATATATCGTATAAATCTTCATAGTACTTAGATTTTTGGGATAATGTTATTATTTCATCAACCATTATATTAATATATTACTATATATTAATAATGATAGATGGAGGTAAATTAATAGCAAGGGGTTCCAATTCTTGCGTTATTAAACCAAGTATTCCGTGTGATATAAATAAAAAACCATCAAATAAAAGAGTATCTAAAATAGTCTATGATGAAGATTCTAAAAAAATGTTAGAAGATGAAAAAAAACAAACAGATCTTATTATAAATATTCATGATTATCAAAAATGGGCAATTGTATTTGATACCTTCTGTGAAGCTCCAGAATATTCCACGTTAGAAAAGTATGATAAAAAAGGAATTGATGAATGCATTCAAGATAATACAAGGAATAAGAATTTTAACCATATTGGAAAAATATTCAATAGTTTCAACAGCAAAATGTTAACAGGAATATCTGGTGGAAAAACATTAAATGAATACTTCTCTATAAAAATGAATACTATTAATACATCTACTGCTTTTGAAACTGAATTTATAGAATTAATGAAAATGATGGAACCACTCTTTTTAGGTTTAAAAGAAATGTATCTCCATAATATTGTACACAATGATATAAAATATAATAATATTGTACTCCATAATGGAAAATTTAAATATATAGACTTTGGTCTAGCAAATCATAAAGATAATAAAAAAGCATTTAGAAATAGATCATCTCAGGAAAGCTCCACAGGAAGAATATACATTTTTTACCCTATAGAATATATCTTTTTTGATTCAAATATTTTTAAATTAAGGTTTATCCTTGGTAATATTAAAAAAAGAGGAAATTATAACCATTACCATGATTTAATGAGATTCTTTAATAAAGTACCTATCCTAACAGTCCATAAGGTTATGAAAGCTTTACTTAGAAAAGGAATTAATGAAGAAGAAATGATAAGGAAAATTGATGTATATAGTTTAGGTTCATTAATACCATTATTATTAAATAGATCTTCTATTGATATAAATATAATTCATAAAAGTAAAACAGCTACAAAGTTTTTTAATTTATTTCAAGAAATGTGTGAACCATTATGTTCTGATAGAATAAATGGTCAAGAAGCATATGATAAATATAAACTATTAATCAATAATCTACATAGTAAAAAGAAAACACACAGTAAAAAGAAAACACGCAGTAAAAAGAAAACACATAGTAAAAAAAAATAAACTACTATTATGTTTAAATCATGTTTTTTAATTATCCTTATTTAAATATATGAAATTAAATGAAATTGATTTTAATCTACTTTCAGATAAAGAGTTAATTCAGGTTTGTATTAAATATGAATTAATTCAAATAGAAGAAATTAAAAAATTAACAAGAAAAGATATACTCAAGATAATAAAACAATGGGTTCACAAAAAACTACAAGTTTACGGTCAAAATAAAAATCTTAAATCAGTATCTGTTAATAGAAGGATGTCCGTTTCAGGAAACCTTCAAAAAAATCAAATGAGCTATGGTACATCAGGGCAAACAAGGAATCCACCGAAACCAACACGACAAAGAAGACTATCCGCTCCAACTACAACAATTGAGAAAAAAGAATCAGTTGACGACCATAATAAACAAGTTGTTAAACAACAGTCTACAAATCAAGTCAAAGAAGAGATTAAATCCCATAATCCAAAATATGATTTAATTGGTATGTATCCACCCGTTAAAAGATTAGTCGCTATTGGAGACCTTCATGGAGACCTCCGTGTAACATTAATAGCCCTTAAATTAGCTGAAGTTATACCCCAAACATCAAATATTAATAATATTAATGACATACATTGGTCTGGGGGGAATTCATGGGTTATTCAATTAGGTGATCAAATTGATAGATGTAGGCCATCTGATTGGGATAAGAATTGTATTAAAGATTATGATGAAGTATATGAAGATGAAGGTAATAATATGGTTATTATTAAATTACTATTACGACTTGATGATGAAGCAAAAAAATATGGAGGAAGATTCCTTGGATTATTAGGAAACCACGAAATAATGAATATTGATAAAGATTTTAGATATGTATCGCCAAAAGAATTTATGGAATTTGTTCCTGCAAATCAACGGACACAAAAATTTACAAAAGATGGTTATCCATTGGGATATTATCATAGGACAAAAGCATTTGAAAGAGGAGGTAATATAGCTAAATTATATTCAAATAAAAAAAAATCAATAATAACCATCGGAGGCTTCTTGTTTGTCCACGGAGGTGTTAGTATTGATCTTGCTAATAAATATACGATTAATGAAATAAATAGTGTCGTTAGTAAATGGATGTGTAAAAATAGCAATGATACCGAAGATATGATCTTTGATGAAATATTTAGAGATGATGATGAAATGTCTCCATTCTGGTGTAGAATATATGGAGATGATGAAGAAGAAGAAAATACAGAAAAATCATTTAATGAACTCATGGAGACGATTAATAAAAAGAATAGATTATTAAATCCTATAAAAGGTATGGTTATTGCACATACACCACAATTTATGGATAATAAATATCTTAACTCCATTTATAATAATCGTTTATGGAGAATAGATGTAGGTATGTCGCGGGCATTTGGGGAACACCAAGACTGCGGTGAAGATAAGTATAGACAAGTTCAAATACTTATTATACATGATAATAATAAGTTTGAAGTAAGGAAGAAGCCGTTTAATTCAGATAGACATCCATCTGAAGGAATGGGTACAAATGTAGATTTAATGGCAGAAAAAATGTTTTAATCATTAATTAGATATACTATCGTCTGAATCATTATTAGAGTCTTCAAGTTCTAATTCTAATTTAAGATTTTCATAGGAACCATATTTATTATATGGTGAATTATCTCTTATGTTTTTTAATTTTTTCCAAGAAAGGAATAATCTTTTCATTTCTTTTTGTTTTTTAAGTTTTATTTCTATATCATTCAGTGATATATCTTTCATATCTCGTAACATTTCACTCAATACATCATAGTTTGTTTCAATATAGAGTTCGCTGTGATTATTTCCTTTAATCTCATCTATTAAATCATGTAATACGTTAATAGTACTAGTTTTGTTTGATGGAATATCTTCTTCTTCTTCTACTTCTTCTTCTTCTTCTTCTTCTTCTTCTTCTTCTACTACTTCTTTAATTATATCATCTGGAGATATATTGTATAATCTATTATATATATCTGTAATATGTCTACTCATACATAAGTAATGTCCAAGTCCATAAAAAATTAAAGAATACAGAATTATCTTTTTCATTATTATTATTATTATTAATATATATATTTATTATCCCTAAATACTATGTTACATTCGTTAATTTAGATGGGATTCCAGCCCTTTCTTTATCTACATCTGAACATGTGGTTGGTACCTTAATACCTTCTATCATCTCAAGGAATGGAATGATATTCTCATATTTTTCATGGAATACCGTGTATCCTTCTTCATCTTTTTTACCAGAAGATGATAGATTCTCAATTTGTTTCAGAAGGAAATGTGATTTCAATCCAAATTCCTTCCACTGTTCAACCTCTGTCTTCTTCTTTTCATATTTAACTTGAACTTGGAAAGCTAGTTCTGGATAATCTTTAAGATTAACATCCAACACTCTCACTGTATCATCCTCAGTATCACCCTGTTTAAGGATGACCTCTTTTTTTGCTGTAAAGTTATCTTCCCCAATAACTTCCAATAGGGGGAACGCTACAATACGATGGAACCTGGATGCATTGAATGGGGAATTTGAATGGGGGGGGACATAAAGAAACTGTTTCAGATTACCGGTTTCGCAATTTGAATGACCCCAATAAAGGACAATTTCATAATCATTATTATTGAAGATGCTATATTCTCTCAATTTATTTTTCTCTTTCTCTGCCTTCTGCTCGGCCACGACTCGGGCCCGTTCTTCCCTTTGCCTCCTCCTCGCCGCGACCTCCTCTTTTTTTTTCTTTTTTTCTTCTTTAATCCCCTTTATCTGTTCTTGTGTGAGTTGTGGACACTTCACATAGTTATGTCCGTGCACGCCGCAATGTGAACAAACCATTTTAGTTCTTTGTATCTTTACTAGTTTTTTAAGCTTATCTTTTAAATAAATTCAAATTTGAAATAATCTAAAGAATTGACCCGTAAAGAATACAGCAGATAAAGATACAACAAATAGAGAATACAACAGATAAAGAATAAAAGATGTCATTATTTCCCTTCATGTTAGCGAAACTCTTCATTAAAGGGGATCCCCCTTCAAAAGTGAACAAATCAATGCCACCTCCTGTAGGGTGGATTATGTCCGAGAAGTTTGACGGATACAGAGCTCAATGGGTTCAATTAGACGGTGAATGGGTGTTCATTTCAAGAAATGGTAAGAAGTTTTCTGATCCACCCGATTGGTTTAAATTATGTATGCCTGAGAAAAATCTCGATGGTGAATTGTGGATCGGGAGAGAAAACTTTCAAGGGATGGGTGTTGTGAGGAAAAAAGTAACCGATCCAAATGAATGGAAAGATGTTAAGTTTGTAGTGTACGATATACCAGATAGCGATAAACCATTCTCGGAGAGACTGAAGCAACTAAAAAGAATTGTTAACTCAAAGAAACAACAATGGCTAAAGAAAATGGAAACCTTGCCAGAACCATTCAACACAGTGGAATGCCCTCTTATCTTCGCAGAACAAACCGTAGTAGAATCAGAGGATCACCTTGAAAAAGTATATCAATCCGTCCTTCAGAAGGGTGGGGAGGGGATCATGATAAAGAGACCAGATTCCCTCTATGTAGACAAGAGGGCCGATGCCATGTTAAAGGTTAAACCAGCATTTGATGAAGAGTGTATTATTCTTGACTATAAAGAGGGTAAGGGGAAATATGAAGGTCTCCTTGGAGGATTCCTATGTAGGCCTCTTATAAATATGGGAAAATATCAAGTGATTGATACAGAAGAATCACATGAATTCTATCTTTCGGGTATGGATGATGAAATCAGGAATGACTATTTGGAAACACATCCCCCAGGAACGGTTATCACATATGAACACTCGGGGAAAACAGAAAAGAATGGAAAACCACGCTTCGCGAGATACCTCAGGAAAAGGGACGATGTTGTCATAAAAGATTCAGTAGAATCAAGTACAGATAAACGCGATCTAATTATTTCAATCTTCAAAGTGATAGCAAACAATGAAAAGGTGAATGGTAATGGTTTCAAATCAGCCTCTTACATCAAGGCGATCAACTATCTAAAGAGTGTAAACGATGACTCAGAAATCACAAAGGCTAAAATGAAGGGTGTTCGAGGAATAGGGGACAGTATCTGCGAAAAGATTGATGCTATCATAAAAACAGGAACTTGTCCTCAATTTGAGAAGCTAAAAGGCGTGGATGACCCCAGGGCCACATTCATGAATATCCATGGTGTTGGCCCTAAGAAAGCAAAACTCCTCGTAGATGATGGAATTACAACGATTGAACAACTTCGGCAAGTTATGGATGATAATCTGAATGATGTTCAGAAACTTGGTCTTAAATATTATGAATCATTTCTTCAACCGATCCCACGTGAAGAAATTAAGAAGCACGAAAAGGTCTTAATTAAAATCCTTAAAGAGGTAGATGATACAGCCCAACTAACAATTGCAGGGTCATACAGGAGAGGTAAATCAGAAAGTGGAGATATTGATGTTCTAATCACTTCTTCAAAAAAGGCGACATACAATGACTTTATTAAAGAACTTAACAAAAGGACATACCTAATAGACACCCTCGCACATGGAAACAAGAAATATAATGGTGTTAGCAAGATTGGAGTAAAAGGAGTCCCTCGTAGGATAGATATCATGTATACAACACCTTCGGAATATCCGTTCGCGATATTCTACTTCACTGGCTCTGATAACTTTAATAAAATGGTAAGGAAAGGTCTCGAAGAGAATGGAAAAACCATCAATGAGTATAGTATTAAAGAAGTAGACCCCTCTACAAAAAAGAAAACTGTAATTGATCATGAATTTAAAACAGAAAAAGATATCTTTAAGTTTATAGGTATGGAGTATGTTAAACCCGAAGATAGAAAGTAAAATTACCTCTTCTTAGACCTCTTCTTAGACCTCTTCTTAAATTTTCTATTAGTTCTTTTCTTAGACCTCTTCTTAGACCCCTTCTTAAATTTTCTATTAGTTCTTTTCTTGACTCTTCTTTTTTTCTTCTTTGATGTTTTTATTACACCCATCGTTGCTAACCCAGCGGTACCTGTGGATATAAGCGCCGGGAGACCACACGGTAAACACACTACCATTTATATAAATAAGTTAGATAAATAAATAAATTATATTATACTTTATATTATGGGAAACACAGAAAGTGGATTTACTGATGCAAGTAGTGAAAATAGTAAATTTATAGAAGAACAGAAACGGATAATAATGGCTCAACAACAACAAATCAATATGTTACAACAACAATATCAGCAACAACCTCAACAACCTCAGCAACAACCTCAGCAACCTCAGCAACAACCTCAGCATAACCATCATCCCAACATGTTTATGGATGATCAAACTAACAATGTCCTACCAGATAAAAGTGATGACTTTGATAAAGCCCTTAAAATATTTGAAATCCCTCGATCGTATGATGTAACCACACTGAAAAAGAAATATATAAAACTAGCATATAGTAATCATCCAGATAAAGGAGGGGATCCAGAAACATTTTTAAGAATTCAGAAAGCATATAAAATATTACTAGATCAACTAAATAGTTCAAAACATAATCATGACCATAATCAACTAAGGAATAATTATAAAGACTTCCAAGAAACACGGCCAAGTGAACCAGTTATGAATATTAATTCAGAACATAGTTTTAATAGAGATCTATTTAATCAAGCATATGAAGAAAACAGAGAAGGAAATATTTTTGATAAAGGGTATAGTGATTGGATAAAAAAAGAAGATACAAATGTAGAACCTGAAATATCTTCATCCTTAAAAAAAGGTAACTTTAATGAAGATCTATTTCATTCTGAATTTAGTAAACATAAAAAGAAATTAAACAGTCAAAACCAGAATTCAATTATAAAATATGATCAACCTCAAGTAGATATATCATATAAAGGGAAAGATTCCCTTGTAGTCCTTGGTCAAGATAAAATCTCAGATTTTAGTGGAGAGAGTCCTGGTGGATTAGCATATAGAGATCTTAAAGATGCATATACAAATACTTTATTAATAGATGCTGAATCTGTTGACATTTCTTCGAGATCATATAATATAAATGACCAAACATCAGAAAGAAAAAATATATCATATGAATTAGATGAAGAAGGTCAAATGAAAGAAGCAAAACGTACTTCGGATGAAGAAATAGCCGAAAAAAGAAGATTAGAAAGATTAAGAATGCTTGATGAACAAGCTTCGGAATCATATGAAAGAATACATACCCGTATGTTAGGAAGGTAATTATTTATTACCAGCTCTATTATATAGATTCTTTTTCTGATCATTTGTTAAACAAACACAACCCGATGATGTAGTATACATAGAATCGGTACAACACTCAGGATCTACTTTATTATTTAAGAATATTGACATTTTTCTAGGTGATTTTTCATCTCCATCAATAGTTGGAAATTTTTCTAAATCTTCATCTTTTCTCACATCAGCACCAGTATACATATTAATTATATTATCAGTATAATATTGGTGTCCTTCTTTATCTTCTAGAGCATCTTTCATACATATATTATCATATACCCCCATTGGTTCATATTCATCAATATTATTAACAGGTTCATCAATATCTAGTAATTTATCCATTGAAGGATGTGATTCTTCTTCCTCTCCTTCTGAATCATCATCTGACCCCCCCTCATTTAATATTAAAGTTTCAAATGTACTTAATGGAGCTAATCCATGTCTAATATCATTTAACTGGTTATCTCCAATATTCTTCATACCAACCCATCCTCTTGGAACAATTGATTCTTCTAAATATCTAATTTTTTCTTCTAATTCCTTAATCTTTTGATTACTATTGTTTCCGGCATTAGCATTACCAGATCCATTAGTTGCTCCAGTATCACTCGGACTATCATTATCACTTGAACCACTTGAACCACTTGAACCACTTGAACCACTTGAACCACTTGAACCACTTGAACCAGCATTATCACTTGAACCACTTGAACCACTTGAACCAGCATTATCACTTGATCCAGCATTATCACTTGATCCAGCATTATCACTTGATCCAGCATTATCACTTGAACCAGCATTATCACTTGAACCAGCATTATCACTTGAACCAGCATTATCAAATGGTTCTATATTATCACCCCCCTGAATTTCTAGGCTCCAACGGTCTTCCTCTCCATCCATTAATTCTTTTTCTTTAGCTAAAGCCCTTGACCTTGCTTCTGGTCCACGGCCACCGATCTCTCTTACTAGCCCCTCCATTTTCCTATCTGGTTCTTGTTTTAATAATTCTTGTTCTTCTGGTGTTAAGGTAGATTTAAATGTATATGTTTTCTTTTTTTCATATTTGAATAGAGAGCCATCATCTGTCACGGAGCGTGGTGGAAGGGAATCATCGGGGTCTTCAAACGGTGTTTGAGGTAAAGATGATTTATCATATCCATCTATTTCCTTTCTTCTTTTCCCATTACCTGGGAAAGCTGGTAAGCCCTGGGTTTTTTGATTATCCATTGTCTCAACAGTCCTTACATAATATCTATTTACACCTATAATAGTTATCATGGTTAATGCTAATAATAATATATAATTATCCTTAATATCAAAAGCATAGAGTATATATGCATAAGTGAAAACAATTAATATATTTATATTATTTTTAATCAAATCACTGATCATTATTAATATAATAAATATAATTATTTAAAACATAATATTAATATTAATATAAATGGAAAACACATCTATAAAATCAGGATGGGAATTATGGTATCATTCCATTTCTGATTCTAAATGGGATAAGAAAAGTTATAGTAAGCTTTACAGTATTAAGAGCTTATATGATGTGAAATTAATTAAGGATACATTTAAACAAAACCACTATCAAAATGGAATGTTTTTTCTAATGAAAGATAATGTATTTCCGAATTGGGAAGATCCAAATAATAGGTTAGGGGGATGTTTATCTTTTAAAGTACCATCCAATAAGATTATAGAAGAATGGAATATGTTATTAATTAATTGTATAAATGAAACAATTATGGATAATGAAAATGGTAATATAAATGAAAATGATAATATAAATGGAATATCTATATCACCTAAGAAAGAATTTAATATTATAAAAGTATGGTTTAGAGAAAATCCAGGAGAATTAAAGGATAAATTAAAATCTGTCGGAGATCATTTAAATATTGATAATTCAATTTATAAGAAACATATAATTAATTAGTATTTGGGGCTAAACATAGTTTAATAGTTCCTAATGAAGCTACTGTATATTTTATAATTAATGGGTAATCATTCTTTATATATAGGTTAATCTGATTACATAAATTAGTACATTTAGTAAATAGTATTAAATATTTCAAAGAAAATATTCCTTGAATTGGTAGTGATTCTGGAGCAGACTGTTTATAGTTAAGTCCATTTGTCGTTTCCCCTAAGATTGTTTCTTGAGATGCAAAGTCACCTTCACAATTTAAAAGTAATTGAGATCCAATACTTTTAATTTCAATATTCTCTCCTATATTTATCATATCTCTTATAATCTTCTGAAAATCTCCAGATGGTAACGATAATTCTGTTTCAAATGAAGCAGGTGGTATAGATATTTGATCGTCAGGAATATCCATCATATTCAATTTATAGACTGTTTGAGAATTCTTTTCTTGATTATTTATTAATATCCCTAGTTTATTTTCATTATCTTTTTCAATAAATAAAGTTAATGATTCAGAATTACCCATTGTCTTTATTAATTTAAATAAGTTTGACATATTAACACCCACGACTATCTTTTCTGGACAATAGAAATATTCAAAACTAGGACTATCTAATTTCATATGTATTAGAATAGTCCTTGTTGAATCCATAGCCATTAATTTAATTCCAGTTTCATCAAAAATGAAGTTCGCTTCAGTTAATATTTCTTTTAAGGCTTCCACCAGTATCCGAAATGCCCCCGCTTGTTCAGTTTTGATATTAAGTGAATAATTATCATTATTTTCTTCAATTAACATTTGAATATGTATCTTGTTATAATCTTTAAATATATTATAATAAAATATTATAATTGTATAAAGGTTCATGAATAGTTTTTCAAATAATGTTTCTGAAATAGTAGATGATCTTGAGCTCGAAAAAAAATATGATAAAGCTATTATCAAACATAGATTCTTAGAAGAGATTTCGTATTATGAAAAAAAAAGAGATGATACAAAGAAATATTACAATGTTTTTAGATTTATAGTAACAAGTGGTAGTATTTTATTACCAGCAATACTTTCAATGGGACAGATGGATCCAGCAAAACTACCCAAACATTTTGATATGATAACTTATTGGTGTTCATGGACAATATCATTAATGGTTACAGCTAGTAATGGCTTCCTACAATTATTCTCACTTGATAAAAACTATTTTAGTTATTCTATGGTTGTAGAGCAATTAAAAACAGAGGGATGGCAGTTTTTCGGTCTATCTGGTAAATATGATGATTTTGAAAACCATCAACATGCATATAAATCATTTTCTAAATCAGTTGAATCTATTAAAAGGAAACAAGTTGAACAAGAATTTTCTAATGGGAAGGGTGAAAATAAAAAGAAAAAGTTTGATTTTAAAGGGGAAATGCAAAAATTCTCAAATGAACAAGACGCAAAAATAAAACTCGTTCAATCTGTTATCCCAAATGAAACACCACAACTTACTGAAAATATTCAATCGGCGATTACAAGCAATATACAATCAGCAATACAGAATAAAGTAGAAGAGGTTCAAGAAAATGTCACTGAGAAAATAGATGAAGTTAAGAAGGATATTGAACAAGGGGCTTCAGAAGTTAAAGCTGAAGTTACTGAAAATATTCCCGATAAAAAAGAATAAATAATATATAAAGAATTAATAGAAATATTAATTAAAGTATGTCTATAGAAAGTGTCAACGAAGTACTTAATTCTGAAGTATTCAAAACTGAGTATAATTCGTATATAAAGAGAAATAAAAAAGGAATACAACAACTTAAGTCATTTCTTGATAATATAGAGACTAATAAAAAATATTATAGAATGAATATTAATAAAAATAGAAGATATAAAAAAGAAAATACAGAAGATACAGATACAATTAAGAATATCAATAGTGATATTAATAAATTATCTGAAATGAACTATGATAAGCTAAAACCATTAATCATTAGTAGGATTAATAAAGAATATATGATTCCATATTTAATAGAAAATTTAATTGAAAAATCAATCTTACATACTAAATATATTCCATTGTATGTTGGTGTACTTAATGATATACCATTTGACAATAAATATAGCCTTGTCTTAAAACTATGTAATAAATATTATGAACAATTTTTTGACTTTAAGCTCCAGAATAACAATGATACAACATATCTTAAATTATGTGCAAAAAATAAGAATACAGATAATATCATAGGATATTCATTATTAATCGCACATTTAGAAAAGGAAAAGATTATTAATGGATACATTGATAAAGTCCTTGGACCATTTATGGAAAGTATAAGTAATAATGAGAATGATATTGAAGTATTTAATATGTTAACTTCTTTCTATAATATTTCAGAATTATATTATGAAAATGGTATCCCTCAAGAATATGTACGGGTTTTAGGGGAGTTAAAAGATAAAACTCCTGTCTCTAAAATTAAGTTTAAGATAATGGATATATTAAGAGAATAATAATATTTAAATAATTAGTATATAAAGCCATTAAAGGATCATGAGTAATTTTGAATATGTCGCTGAAAATCAAAGCCCGAATCCAGACATGATAAATAACCCCATACCAGATACTATCGTCGGTGCCCCAAATCCAGGAGATAATCTTACTGGTCAACCCAATTGGATCAATCCTATGAATATCTCTTATTGTAACCCCCCGGGTGCTTCTTATTTTCCACTGGATAACATTACAGTTAATCCAGAAGATTTATTTAACAATAATAATGTTAAATCAGTTATTGAAATAAAGAGTCTAAGAGAAAGTACATATGATATACTAAATAAAAAATCATCTTTTTCAGATGAAGAATATGATGATTTAGAATTTAAGGATGAAAAGATGGATGAACTAATTACAGATATAAATAAATATGTTAAAAATTTTGATAAACTTCAAGAAGAAATTTATGATCTAGATAAAGAATTGAAAAAAGAAATAGAATCTATTAATAAAAATATAAATAAACTCGACGGTGTTATTGAATTCCTATTGAAATTAGATATTAAAAGTGGAGAAGAAGAAGATGGGGATGAAGATATGAAAGTAATGGTTGAAAGTGTTAAAAAAGTATCTAAAAGAATATCTAAAACCGAAAAATTCAATGAGATAAAGAAAAATTATGTCGCAAAAAGGAAAGAACTAAATAAATATATTTATTTATTAACAAATCTTAATAAATTAAATATATCAAATAGATGTCCGATATGTTTAGACTCTACAATTGATCATTATTTAGATCCATGTGGCCATACAATGTGTAGAACATGTATTGAGAAAAATATGCAAATGAATAATAGAAATAATCATATTAATCAACCAATAAATATAGATTCATTAAGGAATAACCCCACAAACTGCCCTGTATGTAGAAAAATAATAAATGAGGCTAGAAAATTATATATCTTATAATCTTTCTAATAATTGTTTCATAAATTCTCTCTTTTCCAAATCTCTTTTTTTAGGTTTAATAAATATATAATACCTATCGGTATTAATATTTACATTACGCACATGGTCTAATTTAACAGTTAGTATACTATTATCAATAGATACTATCCTACCATTTATTTCTAATTCAAGTGTATTTCTTTTAATAGCAATGATTCTTTCGTTAATATAAAAATTTTCACTTTCAAAAATATATTCTTTTAGTTTTATTTGATCTTCTAAAGGAATAAAATACATAATTGTTGATTTTTTATCATTGGAATAATCTAATAAAGTTTTTAGTGGTTCAATATCCATTATAATAATTATCAATTTATTATTTTAAGTATTTCTTAATTTTTTTTCTAAGTATAATGTATAAACAATGGGAGGAGGATTAATGCAACTTGTCGCTTATGGAGCTCAGGATATTTACCTTACGGGTAACCCACAGATCACTTTCTTTAAGGTTGTCTACCGCAGACACACCAACTTCTCGATGGAAGCCATCCAGCAGACCTGGAACGGCACCGAAACGGGTACTGGAAGATGCACTGCCACTATTTCAAGAAATGGAGACTTAGTCGGAAGAATGTACTTGGAGGTAACTGGTACGCCGCAAAACACAATCAATAATCCAGGCGCTCACTGGATTGATAGTGTAGAGCTTGAAATCGGTGGTCAAAAGATTGATAAGCAGACCGGGACTTGGATGGAAGCCTGGGCTGAATTAACTGAAGTTAACCCAACCGGAGACACCTGCACCGGGGACAGCAGCGGCGGAAATGGTCAGAACGGAACTCTCTTTCAAATGATGTCTGGTATGGGAGGCTGGCACGCCGACGCCGCCGGCTCGGCTCAGACCCTTTACATCCCACTTCAGTTCTGGTTCTGCCGTAACCCTGGTCTCGCTCTTCCTTTAATCGCCCTTCAATACCACGAGGTTAAAGTTCTCCTTGAACACAAATTTGAAACTTCATTTGGGACTTCTGGCGTATCTAACAAACTCTACGCTGATTACATTTACCTTGACACCGATGAAAGACGTAGATTTGCTCAAGTATCTCATGAATACCTTATTGAGCAGGTACAAGAGGAATCATGGAGTACTACACAGACAGATTTGAACTTCAATCACCCTGTTAAGGAACTTGTTTTCTATGAAAAGGCCCACTTAGTTGGAACCGAAGCTAGTGCCACCGCAATAGCTGGCACTGGCGTTCTACTTAAACTTAATGGTCACGACCGTTTCTCAGCTAGAGACGCTACTTATTTCACTCGTGCTCAGGTATGGCAGCACCACAGTGGACCAGGTGGACTAGATGTGATGGGTGGTGCCAACTCGATGAAGGACCTCATCGGTGTTTATTCGTTTGCCCTCAAACCTGAAGAACACCAGCCATCGGGAACCTGCAACTTCTCTAGAATTGACAATGCTCAACTTACCGGATTAACCAACGTAGACACGGTCGTAGCGGTTAACTACAATGTCTTAAGAATCATGTCGGGTATGGGAGGCCTCGCCTACTCTAACTAAATGATTTATTCTAAATGATTTATTCTAAATGACTAATCCTTTTTATTTTATTAAAGAAATTAATAATTAATTGTAAAATTATTAATTTTATATTTTTTTTCTAAGTATAATGTATAAACAATGGGAGGAGGATTAATGCAACTTGTCGCTTACGGAGCTCAGGATATTTACCTTACGGGTAATCCACAGATCACTTTCTTTAAGGTTGTCTACCGCAGACACACCAACTTCTCGATGGAAGCCATCCAGCAGACCTGGAACGGCACCGAAACGGGTACTGGAAGATGCACTGCTACCATTTCAAGAAATGGTGACTTAGTCGGAAGAATGTACTTGGAGGTAAATGGCACACCGGTCAGCACCAAGGCCAATCCAGGTTCTTCTTGGATCAAAAGCGTAGAGCTTGAAATCGGTGGTCAAAAAATTGATAAGCAGTCCGGTCATTGGATGGAAGCATGGGCTGAATTAACTGAAGTTAACCCACTCGGGGACTGCTGCACAAAACTAGGCAACGACGGAACTCTCTTTCAAATGATGACTGGTATGGGTGGTTGGCACGCCGATTCGGGGTCCGGCCCGACTTCAAACTATTACATTCCTCTTCAGTTCTGGTTCTGCCGTAACCCTGGTCTAGCTTTACCACTAATCGCCCTTCAATACCACGAGGTTAAAGTTATCCTTGACCATGAACTGGATACGTACTTCGGCAACTCCGCAACTAACAAACTCTACGCCGACTACATTTACCTTGACACAGATGAAAGACGTAGATTTGCCCAGGTATCGCATGAATACCTTATTGAACAGGTTCAAGAAGATTCATGGGCTTCGGCACAGACAGAATTGAACTTCAATCACCCTGTTAAGGAACTAGTCTTCTACCTGCAACTTAATTTGGTAAAGGGGGTGGTAGGCACCTCGGCGCACGTACCTATGACGGGTCCTATTCAACTTAAACTTAATGGACACGACCGCTTCTCCGAAAGAGATGCGAAATATTTCACCCGTACTCAAGTATGGCAACACCACAGTGGACCGGGTGGTCTCAACTCAATAACCGCCTCCAAGGCGATGGGAGACTCAATTGGAGTTTATTCATTTGCCCTCAAACCTGAAGAGCATCAGCCATCGGGAACCTGTAACTTCTCTAGAATTGACAATGCTCAACTAACTGGAATGGGGACTTCAGTAGACACGGTTGTAGCGGTTAACTACAATGTCTTAAGAATCATGTCGGGTATGGGAGGCCTCGCCTACTCTAATTAAATGATTTATTCTAATCACTAAATATCTTTTATTTTTTCTACTATAATCAAAGTTTTATTAAAGAATAATAATTTTACAATTAATTATTAATTTTATTTTTTTTTTCTAAGTATAATGTATAAACAATGGGAGGAGGATTAATGCAACTTGTCGCTTACGGAGCTCAGGATATTTACCTTACGGGTAACCCACAGATCACTTTCTTTAAAGTTGTCTACCGCAGACACACCAACTTCTCGATGGAAGCCATCCAGCAGACCTTCAATGGAGCTGTAGGCTTCGGCAATAGAGTTTCTGCCACTATTTCAAGAAACGGTGACTTAGTCGGAAGAATGTACTTGGAATACAATCCAAGTGAACTAGTCTCAAAAGTTGTTACCACGCAGACTAGCATTGCTGCCAATATAGGTAATTTGCTTGTTAAAGAAGCAGAACTTGAAATTGGTGGACAGAAAATTGATAAACATTATGGTCACTGGATGACATGCTGGAGTGGACTAACTGATCTAAATCCAACGGGTGCTCAAGCCGCCCCGGTAGACACCGCGGGCGCTACTGGCGGAACAGAACCAGCGACTGGCTCTACACTTCTTCAGAAGTTATCTTACAATCACGCGGGGAGAGATCAAAACGCCAACTCGGCGGACCTCACCGGAGCACCAACGAAAGCATTTGTCCCTCTACAATTCTGGTTTTGCAGAAATCCTGGACTTGCTCTACCACTAATTGCTCTCCAGTACCATGAAGTAAAGACGTACATTACTTTCCCCGCGAAGGCTGACCTTTACGAGGCATCGCAGGGGACAGTTACAAGTGCTTTAACTGATGCTATATTATATGCCGATTACATTTACCTTGATACTGATGAAAGACGTAGATTTGCCCAGGTTTCGCACGAATACCTTATTGAACAAGTTCAATTTGAATCATTCGCTTCTACCGATACGACTTTAGCACTTAACTTTAACCACCCGGTTAAAGAATTAGTATTCACTGGTGCCCCTGTAGCTGTCAAGGCTGCTGGTGCTTCCAGTGGAATGTCTACACCAGAAGCTTTAGGCGACGGTACAATTCAACTCAAACTTAATGGTCATGACCGCTTTTCAGCAAGAGACCGTACTTATTTCACTCGCACACAGGTATGGCAACACCACACAGGATATGGTTCAGTAGGTAATAAAGATTCAGTCGGTGTTTACTCGTTTGCCCTTAAACCCGAAGAACATCAACCATCTGGAACATGTAACTTCTCCAGAATTGATAATGCTCAATTAGTCCTTGGTGCTGTCGCCAGCGCAAATGGAACAAACGTATATGCTGTTAACTACAATGTCCTAAGGATCATGTCGGGTATGGGAGGCCTCGCCTACTCTAACTAATTTCTATAATTAGAAAGGATAAATAAAATTATGAAAATAAAATTATAAAAATAAAGTAAGTTAATTATTCATTTTTTCTCTTTGTATTTTCGCCATTAATCTTCTTACATTTTTTGAAGATAAACCGGCAAATATATCAACTTCTTCAACTTTATCTTCTTCTACAACATCCTCTTCATCTTCACCTACTTCTTCCTCGTCAGCTTTCTTAGCAGCTTCTTCTTCAGCGGCAACACGAGCAGCGTCTTCTTCAGCCGCTTTCTTAGCTTCTTCTTCAGCAGCAACACGGGCAGCTTCTTCTTCAGCAGCTTTCTTCGCAGCTTCTTCTTCAGCAGCTTTCTTCGCAGCTTCTTCTTCAGCCGCTTTCTTCGCAGCTTCTTCTTCAGCAGCAACGCGGGCAGCTTCTTCTTCAGCGGCTTTCTTCGCAGCTTCTTCTTCAGCGGCAACACGGGCAGCTTCTTCTTCAGCGGCTTTCTTCGCGGCTTCTTCCTCGGCGGCAACACGGGCAGCTTCTTCTTCGGCGGCAACGCGGGCAGCTTCTTCTTCGGCGGCAACACGGGCTGCTTCTTCTTCAGCATCATTTTCTTCGTTACCAGTTAAATCAAGTGTAGTGTTTTCCTCAGCCATTTTATAATTATACTTAATATTTTTTTTTGAAAGTTTAATCTTAAACATACTTATGAATAAATCACCAATATAGATTATATATATTATATGCATAATCTTCTAAAGTTGATAGGTGTATGTACATTAGTTTATATACATCCGTTTTGGAAAATGTTAGTCATTCCATATATTAAAAATAAGAATAAAAGGAATCTCAAATATTGATTTAAAGCTATTATTAATAATTTAATAAAATGAGTAAAGGTTTTCCTAATCTAGGTAACACATGTTATATGAATGCTTCTCTAAAGTGTTTATCGCATATTCCAGAACTTAAACATGATAGTAAAAATCTTAAAATAGATATTAATAAGAGGAGTAAAAATAATGATGATAAAATTATGTTTGAATGGATCAAACTTCAAAAAGATTTATGGGAAGATAATCAAAATTCAATTGCCAATACACAACCATTACTTAGAGAATTTATTAAACGGTGTAGTTCAGAAGAAATCCTTTTTAATTCTTTTGAACAAAATGATACAAATGACTTTCTAAATACATTTATAGATTTTCTTCATGGATCAATTAAACGTAAAGTTAACTTCCAAATATCAGGTGAACCAAAAAATCAATATGATAAATTTAAACTTGAAAGCCTCCAATCTTGGAAAAGGTTCTTTGAAAATGATTATTCTTGTATTATTACCGACCTTAATTCCAAATTAATATCACTATTATCCTGTCCAGAATGTAATTATATAACATCTTCACACGAACCAGTTATGACACTTACACTTACATTAAAAGAAGAATATAATACATTATATGATTGTTTAAATGAATATACACGTGAAGAAAAATTAGATAAAAATAATACATGGATTTGTGAAAAATGTAAAAATAAAGTTCAACCCAATAAGCAATTAATCTTTTGGGAACTATCACCAGTTCTAATTATATCTATTAAAAGATATAGAAAGAATATGAAAGTAGATAAATACATTAACTTTCCAGAAGTATTAAATATGAAAGAATATTGTTTAAATTCAAAAAATAATGATATTAATTATGAATTGATTGGTATATGTATACACAGTGGTGGACTTAATGGTGGTCATTATTATGCGGCTTGTAAAAATGTAGTAACTGGGTCTTGGAATACGCATAATGATACAAGTGTTACACCAACCAATATAGAGTCTGTGAAAAAAGAAAATCCATATTGTTTATTCTACAGAAAGATATAATTTATATACGTACCCATTTCTTTCCACTTCTTAAATCTACAATTTTCCATAATTTTCCATCTTTCCCTTTCATGACAATGTTAGATGGAGTGCATGGGGCACAATACCCCAACCCCTGGGGGCTTGGTTCATCTCCTTTATATGAGGGTTTTATAACCTTTTTCCCACACCCTTTCTTACATATTTTCCGAGGGGTAAAAATGGACTTTTTACTCTTTTTTACTGTTTTACGCGAGGTTCTACGTGGCTTTCTACGGGCCGTTCTACGCGCTGTTCTACGCGCTGTTCTACGCGCCGTTCTACGCTGAGACCTTCTCTGAGATCTACGCTGAGACCTTCTCTGAGATCTACGTGCTGTTCTACGCTGAGACCTTCTCTGAGATCTACGCGCTGTTCTACGCTGAGACCTTCTCTGAGACCTACGCTGAGATCTACGAGGTGATCTTCCAACTATTTTGATACTCTTATTAGTTCCTATAAATCTATCAATTCTAATAGTGGGTTTTCTTGTAGATCTACGTGTAGTCCTTCTTGTAGATCTACGTGTAGTTCTTCTATTTGAACGTTTTTTACTTTTTGTTTTCTTTCCACCCCCTTCCTTTAAAAATGATGAAAAAGGTATTGCTCCCGCAATTTGTAAAAATGCTTTTCTAATTGATGTCATATATTATAATAAATATTTTTATTCATATTCACCATATATTTCATCATCAATAGAAACCATATCATTATCTTCAAAGTTTATTTCTTCATATATATCTATGTGGTAATTTATAAAATCCATTAAATTATCAGCTGTAATATGGTGTTTATTAAAAATATCAACTGTGTAACTATTACATTTATCTTTTAATTGTAAAAAAAGGTCAACTACCTCACCATGATACTTATAACTAAATAATTCATCATAGTTAGCACCATAATTAGGTTGAATATTATTATCAAGGCAATATATAAAACGATAAAAGTGTATTAAAACATCATTTTCTGGAATTATATATGAAATATCATTGACATTATTAATCCATCTATTGATGTCATTAAATAGAAGATTACAAATTTCAATGTTATTAAAAGGGATGTTTTTATTTGATTTTAAAAACAACCACTGTAAAAAAAAATTGTTGTTCATTATTATTCAAAAGATATATAAATAAATAATTAAACACATTTATTCTATAATCTTTATAATCAATGACTTTAATTCATCAAATGGTATATTTGTATCTAAATAAATTGTATCTTCTGGTAATTTAAGTTTATCTGTTTCAGATTTATGTGTCATATTTTTAATATGGTCTTCACAATCTTCTTTATATTCGTTTCTAATCCTCTCCATACGCACTTCAAGTGGAGTTGTTAAAGCTATAATTTTCCAACCTTCTAAATAATTAAGTTCATTTTGAAAACGCAAGTCATCAATAAGACAGAACTCTTTTTCTTTTGTTTGATTCATAATATATTTTGCCCAAACATCTTCATCTATTTCTCTCATTTTATCAGCAATATTAATTAAGAGACTTCTATCTTTTTTTTCCATATTAAATAATTCTGCGGCTAATTCTTTTATTCTACCCCCAAATGAATAGATTTCATAATGGCTATTTTCATTTTTAATAATATTGGCAACGGTTGATTTTCCCGAACACATCGGTCCATAGATGGCTATTTTCATTTCTTATAATATAAATATATAAATATTCAAATTTTTAAATGTAATTAATCATCCTTTTCATTTTCTTCTTTTGTTCCACCAAACCAATCCTCTCCATCAGTTGCTTTATTAATCATATTTACACCAAGTATAGATAATGTAATTAACATAGCCCATTTAATAACCGCTTTTAATATATCAAAACCACTTCCATCTTTAAGGGTTTGACAACCAAATCCAGCTACAAAGAAGGATGTTAATATACCTATAATAAGTGTCGCAATCTGTGCAAAATAAATAGATCTCGCATATTTATTCTTTCTATTCTCAGACTTGTTTCTTAAATAAATGAATATGTAACTCATAATATTAACAATAAATACAATGATACCAATAAATAATGTCAATGTCCCATAATCAATACTTTCTATTTTTTGAACGGTAGCACTAAAGGCCCCTCCTCCCATAGGAGCAGAGCTCGATGGCATTTGATATTTTCTACGTATAAAAGAAGACGCATATGTGTATGCCGCGACGGTTAATATTAAGTATGGTATTACATCTTGTGTTGTTTCTGTTTGTTCTTCTGTTGTTGCTCCAGGTATTTCTTTATCTTTGTATGTTTGCCTTACTGTAAAGATAATAACAAATGATAATATTGTAAATATAGCAAGTACCATATTAGATGATAAAATACTATTATTTTCAAGGTTAGAGCAAAAGAAACTTGGTGATATTTTTCCGAATGTAATTGTAAGGATTATATTAATAGCAACCATAACACATGCTACGATAAGCCATTGGACAAAGAATCCGGATTGTTTAATTTGAGTCATTGTATCTGTTTCACCAGTAGAAGAGGACATTTATATTATTAATAAATATTATATTTATAAAATATCTATTAATATATAATGGAAAAAACCAATATACGATTAAATAATAGATTTTTAGTTTTTGATTCTAAAAAGAATAAATACTATCTAACCGATGAAGATGTCCTTGAACATTGGAAACAGTTAGATAATAAGGAACTTAAAAAATTTAAGGTAAATGATGTAACTGATAAAATTAATAAATTCCTAAGTGAAAATAAAATAGAATCAAATGTTAATTTCATTGAAATTACAAATGAAGGTACTGTTACTAAAGAAGTTAAACAAATCAATATTTCAAAATTAGGAGGAGGTGGTGGATGAGGTACATCTAAACCTCAGAGTGGTGGTGGATCATGAGGTCAATCCAAACAACAATTATAATTTTGCTAAATCATAATTATCATATGACAAATATAATCTAAATAATGATTTTATTTTGAAACGGATAATATATATATATTAAATTTGAAAATATATAAAGATTTATGCAATAAAATATAAAAAAAATGAGCGATCCTATTAGTATGTTTACTCCTATGACTCTATCTATTAAAGCAGCAAATCCAGTTATTAATAGTCTTTATGAAAACCATACCACATATCACGAAGGTGATTCTGGTATTGACCTTTTTGTAATTGAAAGGACAGTTATCCCTGCCCGTGCATTGGGATTTAAAATTGATCACCAGATATGTTGTGAAGCGACGGTTGGTCCAGGTGTTAAAAGGAATGTATCTTATTACTTATACCCTCGTTCATCTATTGGTAAAACACCACTGAGAATGTCTAATTCTGTTGGTATTATGGATGCTGGTTATAGAGGTACTGTTATTGGTCAAGTTGACAATCTTTCAGATGAAGATTATATCGTTGAAGCGAATACACGTTTATTTCAGATTTGTCCTCCAACATTAAATAATCCTATTAATATCAAACTTATTAACAATTTAACAGAATCAACACGAGGTGAAGGTGGTATCGGAAGTACAGGTTCTTAAATTACCATTTAATTTATTGCTGATGTTGCTGCTGTTGCTGCTGCTGTTGCTGCTGTGGTGGTTGAATGATACCATATTTTATAAGTACTCCTCTTAATTGTTCAATTGATCTCCCAACTGGTACTAATTCTTGAGGTTCCCACTGTGAACGTCTATTAGCTATTAGTAGCACATTATAGATATATTCTATAAAATTTAATGGGAGGGCAACTGTCATCTGACTAGGTTCTTGTGGTTGCTGCTGCTGCTGCTGTTGCTGCTGTTGCTGCGGTTGCTGCTGTTGCTGCTGTTGCTGCTGCTGTTTACTTACTTTATTTTGATTCGTTGGTGTTTTTGATGAAGCCTTACTTTGTTTTTTCTTTTTGGCTTGGTTTGTAACTATTTTTTTGATATCTTCGGCGGCCTGTTCTTTTTCGTCCATTTTATTTATATGAACTAAAAAATAAATAATTATTAAACTAATAGTTAAATTAATATTTTTTTTATAAATTTTATGATATAATGAATGATAAATATAGAATAAATGATACACGGGATTTATCTTCTTTTAAAACAGAAACTTTCTCTGGGTTTAAAAAAACAGATGTAATAAATGCTGTTATTAAATCTATTGAAGCAAAAAAGATTGAACAAGCATGTTTTTGGACAACGGAATCAATTGTATCTGGATATTCACTTATATTATGGGAAAAGTTAATCAATTATGCATGTAAAGTAATTAATATTAATAATCCTAACCTACCATTTTTCTTGATGAAGAAAAATAAGATATTATATAATCAAATTAATAGGCTTAATAAAAAAGATAACATGCTCGTACTAAGGAATAGTCAAATGATAAGGAATTTATTCTTTGATGTAGTAACTACTTTATGTTCTTCTTTAAAAACTAAGAGGTATGATAAATATCTTAAAATCAATGAAAAAGAGGATTTTAATTTTGATAATATTAAGAAAAGGTTATGTGCTGAAATGAATATATTACCCGAACATATCATAAAATTTAATGATCCAAATGAGTTAAAAATTATTATTAATGAAATATATACTTTACTAAAAAATAAACAATTTGGTTATGAAAGATCATGTTTCTGGATCATGTGGTTAATGAAATGGGAAAGTATCCACAAGAAAAAGAAAGAAGAATGGATTATAATTGAAAGAGATATTAAACAGGTACCTAAAAAATTAAGAGGGAATATTGTATGGGTTCTTTGGGAAATTATATTTGAAGAAGTTAAACTTATTAAAAATGATAATATATTGAAACAAATAGAATCCCTATTTGATATATATACAAGGAATTATGCGATTGGAAAAAGAACATCTCGATTACCAGTGATATTTAATGCGGTTGGTTTATTAACAAATGATGTTAATTTCAATATACCAATACGGTCAAATTATAATGTATTCATACAAACACAATGTAATGTTAACAAAATGTTTTCAGAAATAAAGAAAAATGAGAAACTTGAAACTAAACCAATCCCTCAAAAATTAAAAAAAAAAGAAGAACCAAAAATTGAAATAGTGAAAGACAAGATTGGTATGTTTAATGAACTTGATAATATATTTATGAATAAATAATACTTTATCCAGAACATGACTCGCATGGCTTTTCTGGTTCTAAAGTAAATTGTAAAGCTTTGCTCGATGGTCGTGTCCTTAGATAATACATACCTGTCTTCAAACCTTTACTCCAACCATAAAAGTGCATAGAAGACAATATCTTGAAATTAGGAGCTTCAACAAATAGATTTAAACTCTGTGATTGACAAATAAATCTTCCTCTTTCAGCCGCCATATCTAATATAGCCTTTTGCTTAATTTCCCATGCAGTTATATATCTTTCCTTTATGAAATTAGGTATTTCAGCGATATTTTGAACAGAACCATCATTTAATACAATCTTATCCTTAATTGTGTTGTTCCATATACCAAGGTCAATTAAATCCCTTACCAAATATTCATTAATAACCATAAATTCTCCAGCCAATACTCTTCTTGAATATATATTTGACATAACAGGTTCAATACACTCATAATTACCCAGGATTTGAGAAGTAGATGCTGTTGGCATTGGAGCTACAAGTAGACTATTTCTAATTCCATATTTCTTAATGTTAGTGCGTAGTTCATCCCAATTGAATAGTCTATCATTAATAGTACTATCATCCCATAAATCAAATTGAAACTTACCATGGTACATCTCTGAGCCAATATATGAAGAATAAGTCCCAAGATATTCATCTCTATTTAACTCTTCTTCTCTTACGTTCAATTCTTTTTTCAATTTATTTAATTCATGTTCTGGAACAAAGTGATCATTATAAATACCCTCCTTGATAACCTTCATTTTAACTTCTCTTTCTTTAGCTATTTCCATAGATGCTTCGAGTGCTCCATAATAAATACTTTCAAATATCTTTGAATTTATTTCCTTTGATAAATCTGAACCAAATGATGTCTTCATTTCATAAAACACATTTGCTAAACCCTGTACACCCAATCCAATGGGTCTATGTCTCATATTAGACCTTTCTGTTTCTGGAATAGGATAAAAGTTATAATCTATTATATTATTCAGATTATAAGTCAAGACCTTAGAAAGATCTTTTAATTTATAATAATCAAATGTCGGTTTAATGGCCTCAACTAATTCAGTATAGCCTCCAATAAGTTCAGCATTATTATATATTCTTGGAAATGTAATACCAGTGGTTGAACCATTTTCTAAAATATCTTTCAGTTCTTCTTTATCTTTAGTTACATATTTAATACTCTTTGAATCACATAATAGTTTGGCGTATTTACAATAAATACAATCTTCCTTAGTATATATTGTTAAATCTAAATCATCTAGATTTTTAGATTTCAAACAACTCGGTAATGAAATAGACGCTAAATTACAAACAGCTGTCTCTTCATGGTTTGAATATTCAATAATTTCTGTACATAAGTTTGAAGATTTAATTGTCCCCAGATTATTCTGATTAGATTTAGCATTACATGCATCTTTATATAATAGATATGGTGTACCAGTCTCAATCTGTGAGGTTAAAATAGAGAACCATACTTCTTGAGCATCTTTCTGACATGTATATTTTCCTTGACTCTCATATTCAGTGTATAATTTTTCAAATTCTTCACCATAACAATCACTTAATCCAGGACATTGGTCCGGACACATTAAAGACCATTTTTCATTCTTTTGAACTCTCTTCATAAAAAGATCAGGAATCCACATACCATAAAATAAATCCCGAGCCCTTTCTAATTCATTACCATGGTTCTTCTTAAGTTCGAGGAATTCCATAATATCAACATGCCACGGCTCCAAATATATAGCAAATGAACCATTTCTCTTTCCACCACCTTGATCTATATACCGCGCCGTATCATTATATACACGTAACATAGGGACAATTCCATTAGAATATCCATTTGTTCCGCGGATAAATGAATTATTCCCTCGGATATTATGGATATGAAGGCCAATTCCACCAGAATATTTAGAAATTAAAGCACAATCTTTCAAAGTATCATATATACCATGGACGGAATCTTCTTTCATTGAAAGGAGAAAGCAAGAAGCTAACTGTTCTCTAGTCGTACCAGCATTAAATAATGTTGGCGTTGCATGTATGAAGTCTTTATTTGAAATATGTTTATATGTTTCAAATGCTTTTTCTAGATCTGTTCTATGGATACATAAAGCAACTCTCATAAATAAATGTTGAGGTCTCTCAATAATAACTCCATTAACTTTTAATAAATAACTTTTTTGTAATGTCTTAAATCCAAAATAATCCATTTCATAATCTTTAATATCGGATATCTGATTGTTAATTAATTCTTCATTATTGATAACAAGGTTATAAAGATAATCTTTAATAACACCATTAACATGTAATTTCCTTATAACATTTGAAAAAACGTCAGGAGTACTTTTTTGATGGTTTGAAATAACGATTCTACTCGCCAATTTAGCATAATCTGGATCAGTTGAATACATAGAAATAGACCCCTGAGAAGATAACTCATCTAATTCACTTGTCTTAACTTTATCATAAATTTCAGAACAAACTTTTTGAGCGATTATTGTTGGGTCTATATTTAATTTTTCACTGAATTCTGGTCCAGTACACATAAATTGTAGTCTCTTTAATATTTTATCAAAAGAAACATCTTCAAATGTTCCATTTCTTTTTTCAACCAACATTAATATATTTTATATACAACATATATATTTAAGTATTTTAAACAAAAAATAATATTATATAAATATAATATATATATATATAATGCCAAATCAATCGGCGATTATAATAGGGTTTTCTTTGATTATTATGGTTGTTATTTTGATAGTTGTAATAATAAACAATGATGATACTATAAAAGCATCAATCAAATTAGATATGCTTATCAACACTATACCAGTTGGCCCTGAGAGAACCGAATTTATAACTACATTTAAACAGGGTGTTGCTGATAAATTAAATATAACTGTTGATAGAATTACAATTGAAGAAATAAAAGAAGGGTCTGTTATTATTACTTTTACAATCAATCCAGATAGTGAAGGTAATCAAATAAATAGCAATTTAATTCAAACTATATTTAGTGAGGCTGGAGTCCAAATCGGGGGATATTCAATTGAAAATGTATCTATTATTAATGCATCGAGTGGTACACCGCCTTCAGGTACGCCACCACCGCCTTCGGGTACGCCACCACCGCCATCTCCTTCGGGTACGCCACCATCTCCCTCAAGTACGCCACCACCGCCACCGACAGAAGATACACCCCCACCACCGACAGAAGATACACCACCGCCACCGACAGAAGATACACCCCCACCACCGACAGAAGATACACCCCCACCACCAGCAGCAGTTGACTGTGTTGGGGGGTGGGGTTCGGGATGGGGTCCCTGCTCAGAAGATTGTGGTGGAGGAACACGGACTAGGGTTTATTCAATTAGTACGCCGGCTGATAATGGGGGTACTGAGTGCGAATACAGTGATGAAGAGAGTCAAGAGGAAAGTTGTAATACTGACCCATGTCCAGCAGTTGACTGTGTTGGGACATGGGGGGCCTGGGAGGACTGTGACGCAGTGTGTGGTGGAGGAACAAAGACCAGGAATTATTTAATTAGTACGCCCGCATCTAATGGAGGCGACGCGTGTCCTTCTCCTGAAACACGGGATTGTAATACTGACCCATGTCCAGTTGACTGTAACCTTAGTAATGTTAACCTTAATAATGGTATGTTTGTATTAGATCCTGCGTGTGGAGATACATTAACACATGGTAGTACTTGTGGACTTTTATGTGATGAAAACACATATGTAAGTGTAGTTTCTGAACAAGGTTCCCTGACATGCGATGGTTCAACTGGAACAGGACAAATAACGACAACAAATCCAACATGTGAATTAATTCAAGACTGTGAAGGAATGTGGATAAACCCGACGGACACAAGTACACCAGGTGTATGTAATGCAGAATGCGAAAATTTAATATATACCATAGTTAGACCAGCGACACACGGAGGGAGTGAATGTTTCGAAGATCCAGATGGTTCTTCAAATAAAATATATAACGGATCAATGGAAGAACAAACGTTTCAGACAGGTGGAGAATACGATAAAATGATTCTATTACAAGAAGGATATCAAAAAGAATGTATTGATGGAAATGGTAATTGTACCACAAGAGATTGTCAAACAATACATGATAATACATGTACTCTATTTGATGGGGCGGATGGCTCAGAATGTAGTTATAATGTAAATAGTGTGGTCCCAAAAAATAATGAGAGAAATGCTGTTGATTGTACTGACCTTACACAGGTTCCAACCGATGGCACTCTTGTGGGACATTATTTTGCTGGTGATGTTTCTATAATTTCTATAAATAATATATCCGAATTATCTTGTGGACCAGGGGATGATACAGTATCTGGTGATAATATAGGGTGCCCACATAACATAGATACATGTCTCTCCACGGCGTTGGATAGGTGTGTACACCAAGATGATTGTAGAGGTAGCTTTATGGAGACAACCACATCGGAGAATACAAGTAGTGATATAAATAAAACAATTCAAAGGATAATACCCGGATCAGATCCAGAAACAATTGAACATTGGAAAGTTAAGGATGAACCGGATATACTATTTAGATATGACTGTATACAGGATAATCTATGTTTTAATATTAAATCTTGTTTATATCCACCAAACACTGGAGATTATATGTATAACCCTAATAGGGACAATACAACAGAAAGTAGGGTTGCTTTATCTTTGACTAATAGAGATGACCCTAAAAATGTGTGTGTTGATAAAACTATTACAGTGGCTGATTCTTCCAAATTATCTCAAATGTTTGAAAACGATTTAATTGAAAATGATATTGATATTGATACTGGTACATTTACAGGTATTCTAAAACCAAAGAGTTGTAACCAAAGAGAAGATTTAGATAGTTGTACGTTGAGGATTATAGACAACATGGGAGGATCTGCGACAGCAGAGTTTATGATAGATAATGGTATATTTAATGAAGATGGTGGTACAGTCTGTGTGTGGGATAATGGAGTAAACTTTACATTAGATTATAGTGATGTACTTGGAACAAATCAAGATGTAGATCAAAAATGTGTTGTTAATGCAAAACAGATTAGAAATGGAGGGGTATGTGTTAACCCTACAGATGAAAATTTAATTTTACAACCAACATCTGCTGAAGATTTAATTTTAAATGAGGATCAATGTAGTACACAGGGAGGGAATTGGAGGAAATTAAAATATAACGGGAGAGAAGATATTGATGATGGTATAATTATTTCAGCACCTTGTTGTAGTAATATGCCTGGGACTCGGCCAGAATTTATACCAAAATATTCTGTTAGTTGTGATGATACACGAAGACAACCAAAATGTATAAATAATTTAGATCCAACTATAAATTTAACTGAAAATAATTTATATGAACGAGTCGGCGAAAATACTTATAATCAATATAGTGGTAGTGGAGTTGAAGTGGGTATAGGAGAAGTTAGAAATAGAAATGACTTTTTCGCCTACTTTATTAGTAAAGGAGGTCATGAGGCTATGTTGAATCAAGAAATGGGAGAGGTACCAATAAATACATCATTTATTGATAATTCTGAATTAAAGACTTTTACAAAAGGTGGAAACCTTAATTCATTTGAAAAATGTAATAGTTCAGAATTAAATGAACTTGAAACAATATCAGGCTATCCAATTGAGGAATGTTTAGGTGGTATCAGTGGTAATTATATACATGTCCCCAATGATAGTTTATTCGTAGATATAACACGGAATTCAGTTTTACAGAACCCATTCTCAAATGAAGGTCAACATACAAATAGAACCTGTATTAGAAAGAATACTGGATTTAAATGTGTCGCTGATGAAGTAGGTAATTACTATGATCAATCTATCTGTAATTCAGTTAACCTTAATACACCGGAATTAATTACTCAGCATTCAAATATTTTATGGCCCCTTGATGAAGGTGTTGACCATAATACAGATCTAAGAGATGAACTTATACAAAAATGCGAAGGAGATACATTAACTGAACACAATGTTAATTGCCATTTATGTGATGGTATAGATCTAACCGATACATTATGTAATTATGATGAGAATTGGAAAACAAATGAATTTGTGGTTGATATGTTTACATCTACATGTGCAAAAAATGAATGGGGACTTGGTTATCCTAAACACACCAACGATGATCTAGAAGATAAAGGATATATTAACTTAAAATTTAATGGGTGTGTTAAAAATTCGTGTGAAGCTATTGACACTTATAGTAATGGGATTTATGATTATGGTTGTGGTTATGAACAAATCGCAAAATGTGAAGATCCTTCTAATGGTACTGAATTACAAGACCCAAATACACAACAAGAATGCGAAGGCCAAGGTGGCACATGGATTGAGAAAAAATGTTGGAGTGATGATACTTCTACTAGACAAGAATATTTAATTGATACTGAAAATGGTACTAGGAGTTATACATACCGTGAAAAACAAGATTGTATTAATGGTATGAATGGAATTTGGAGTTTCTAATTAATACTTATGAATAAATAAATTAATATATTATAATTATCATTCGCAATGGATGATTCAATCAATGAATCTATGTCAAAATATATAATAAATATACTTGAGATAGAGAATAAAATAAATGAATGGTTGTTATCCGGATATAAAAATACCCCGTTAGTAATTTATGGGGATAATGGTACTGGGAAAACACAGCTCGCAAATTATATCTTAAGGGATTGGGTAAGGATTGTAGTAAATATAGAAATGTGTAAAGCAGGCATTAACTTTAATGAATATATTAAATCTTCGCTTTATAAGAAAAGCATTACTATGATGTTTTCAAATAACAAATATAAATCTTTGATCATAGATGATATATCATATATCCAAACAAATGATAAAAAAATATATAAATCAATTATTGATTTTTCAAAAAATAATAAGAATAGTTTACACCCTGTTATTTATATTTTTAATAATATTAATCATAAAACAATTCAATTATTAATAAATAAATGCTGTTTAATACATATGAAATTTACCCATGATCATTTAAAAAATATAACTAAGAAATTTTTAGATAAAGATCAAGGTATGAAGGAGATAGATAAATTAATAATGAATTCTAATAATAACCTCCATAGTATAATTACTAATATAAAGTTTCATAAGAAAGACTATGGAAATATTAATATATATGATAAAAAAGAATCAGAACTCTCATTGTTTATAAAAGATATATTAAAATCAGAATGTATAGATGACATATACCTTAAATCTTATTCTGATTATAATATTATAGGACTAAATATCCTTGAAAATTTTTATAATTGGATAAAATTAAATAAAAATATATCTTATAAAGATAAAATAATCTTAACACAGCAAGTTTATGAACATACATGTTATAGTGATTATATATTAAATAAGATGTATATTACAAATGATTGGAATCTTATTAACCATATTATAACGAATAGTATCGTTTATCCATATTATATTACTAAGTCAAAAGATATAAATATTCATAAAATAGAATATAATAAATACATTAGTAGATGTATTATATACACATATAATAATAATTTGTTATATGAATATAATTTTGATCATAGGAAACTAGCTTATTTATATTATTTAATAGAAGAATATATGAATAATAATAAAAAGAATAATAAAGAAACATTGGGTATAATTAATGATATTATAAACCACTACTCACTCCCTATAAAGTTTATAGAGAAGTTTATAAAATATTATTCATATACTATAAATAAGAAACATATTAAGACCTTTTATGTTTAGATAAGTCACTGCTGGTTAATTCATATCCCCAATGTAATAGTGTTTGTCTTATAACGGGGCTTACTGTTTCATCATTATAATTTGTTTTTTTTTTAATAATCATATTCATTAATCTTTTTCTGAACCTACCATTAGGTCCAGCAAGGTTTAACCATCTTTTTATTTGCCTTTCATCATCCTTTGAACGTCTTCCTTGATAAAATCTGCAATACCATTGAAACCATCCATAAGGATCTTGTTTATCAATCCAATTACTTTTTTCCCAATCTTGTAAAGAAGAACCACATTTTACCTTGTATTTGTTAACATGTTTATCATATTTTGAGGAAGTTACCTGTTTATTAATATCTAAACCAGAAAACCAAGATTTAGGGTATTCACTAATAACTGATTTAGAAGTATACGATTTCCCTGTTACTGAAGATTTTATTGGTCTAAAATACGTCCCCCCAAATGCCCCAGCTTTTAATACTTGTTTGGGCGTTAAATTGGGTTTAAAATTTGGATAATCTGAAAATGTTTTCATATACATTATACATTATAATATTATGAGAATAGTATACGTATATTCAGGAATATCATAATAATCATTGTAATAAATATAACTACAAATGATATAACTATTTTGATGATGTATGGGTAAAGCCCATCCATTATTTCCTTAATGATAGGTTTAATTATATCCCGTTTTAAAATATCCATATTGTCTTTTTCATTTATTTCTTCAACAATTTCTTCAATGAAATCCTTTATTATATTCCTTAATTTCATTTATACAATTCTTATAAAATAAACGAGTTTATATAACTCATTATATTATTTAAAGTAAATTTGAAATATATAATTAAATAATATAATATATATCAAATACCATGGGTATTAAATCTCTAACGAAATCAATTCAAAAATTTTCTCCAGATTCAATCACACATGAAAATCTATATAAATTATCAGGAAAAAGAGTGGCTGTAGATGCAAGCCTAATTATTTATCAACAACTTCTTAAATCTCCAAAGGGGGCACTATTTAAAAACTCAAAGGGACAAATAACAGACCATATCATTGGTGTATTTTATAAAATCATGAATTATATATCTCTCAATATTGAACTAATCTTTGTATTTGATGGTAAGCCCCCAGAAAATAAGAAAGAATGTATTGATAAGAGGAAAGAAAAAACTAAAAAGGTAGCAGAATCTATAGATGAAAATTCATCTGTAGAAGATAAAAACAGAGTTGAAAAAATGTCAATACGTTTAACAAGGGAAATGATTAATGATATTAAAACTCTATTGAAGTTTATGGGAATAAGTTATGTTCACCCAATGGAAGGTGAAGGAGAAGCATATGCTAGTGAATTATGTAGGATGGGGTATGTTGATTATGTACTCACAGAGGATATGGATACCCTTGTATATGGATGCCCTAGATTAATTACAAACTGTAAGGATAAAACTTTAAAGAGAAAAGATATTATTTCTGTATTTGATTATGATAAGGTTATATTAGGATTAGATCTCACTCCAGAAAAATTTATTGATTTCTGTATATTATGTGGATGCGATTACTGTGCTACTGTCCCAAGAATTGGTAATGTTACAGCATATAAACTAATTAAAAAATATGATTCAATTGAAGATATTATCTCAAATACTCCATTTAATTTCCCTGATAACTATTTACAACTATTTAATGATTCAAAGGATAATTTTAAACTTTTTAGAGATAAACTTAAAAAAGAAGAAATCCCATTAGTATCAAGTACTAGAGATATTGATGGGCTTAGAAAATATCTAATAGAGGACATAGAAATGAATGAAAAAAAGGTGGTAAATGCGATTAAGAAATTCCATAATAATTATAAATGTTAAATCTATATCTTTTCAAACTTAGAAAATTCTGTTAACGGTAGATTATTTTCAATTTCTTTTTTTTTCTTTTCATTATTTTCTTCGATTTTAATACAATTATGGGATACACGAGTTACATGTTTTGAACAAAATGTATGCCCACATTCACAATTAAAACTCATCATACCACATTTCACATTGCATTGATGACACCTTACTTTCTTAGTTTTCTTTTTTGAACATTTATTTTGTGGTCCGGTTTCACCACTTCCTTTAGTCTCATCTATAACCTTACAAGGACCATCTACTAACTCTTTTTTTTGTGTTTTTACACCAACCTCTTCCTTCATATTAGTAATGGATTCCATATTTATTGAAAGAATCCGAAATATTAAATCAAATTTAAAATATGGTATACCCCCATCCTCTATAATTCTTCTTAATCATGTTATTAAGATTATTTTTACTTTCTTTTACTTGAATAGAATCAATCTTATATCCACCATTCATAATATTTTTATCTTCTCCAGTAAGTAACATACGTAATTTTTGTAGTTGTATTGAATTCGTCTTACCTCCCACCTTAATTTTTTCATCTTTATCAGCTTCTTTCTCTTTTTCTTCATCAGATTCGGTTTCATCATCAGACTCAGTTTCATCATCAGATTCGGTTTCATCATCAGATTCGGTTTCATCATCAGATTCGGTTTCATCATCAGATTCGGTTTCTACCTTAACTATATTATTTACCAGGTTTTCATATTTTTCTTTTATTGATTTTGATTCTTCATTATTAGTCCATTTTTCTATTTTTTTTCCATCCCATTCTCCAATTTCAACATTTTCTCCATTAACCTTGCTATATAATTTGTCAGTTTTTATGTTGTGTATAAGTTTTAATTTTATATCACCATTTACTAATAATAATGTTTCTTCACTTAAATCAAGGTTAAATGTATCTTCTTTAATAGTTGATTTATTATCCTCATCTTTAATATAGGAATTAGTTTCCTCACCTTTAGATTCCGAATCATCAAATAAACTAAAATTGGTAAATCCTGAATCAGATAATTTTTGAATTAATAATTTAGAATCTTCAATATTTTTAGAACTACTATAAACAATGATTGGTACGTCAAGTATATCTATATCATTCAATTGAGAACGTAATTCTTTTTCAGGTTTTAATAATAATATTAATTTTTTTTTCATTGTATCTTCTTTAAGTTCATCATGTTTTATAGTAATAGATCCTTCAATTGATACCCCTTTTGTTAATGAAGAATTAACAATAATATGATCCCTTGATTCAATCGTTTTATCAATCACCTCTTTTGTAACTTTACATGTTACATCTTTAGTTCTAACCTGTAGCTCCCATGTTTTATCTTCCTTCAATAATACATAATGTATATGCCTTGGATAAACCACATTATTCACTTTATATGGTTGTGGACAACTTAAAACCATTTCAATTTTACCACTACCATCAGTCTTTTTTAAACCTTTATTATTATGATCTTTATAAGCTTTCGCGGGACTATCAGATACAATTGATTTTCCATGTGTATCTGCGGCCCAATAAAAAACCCATGTATCTGGTTTCCCTGTTTTAACAGTTGCCCTTATTTCAGTATCAGTAATATCAGGTATGTCTTCTACTAAGTCTATTTTATTTGCATTGTATTCATCACTACAATTTAATATTTTAGGTAGTAATGAATAATTACCTTCTTTCTTATACCAATCAGGTATTTTATTTTCATTTTCATCATTATCCTCAACACATGTTAAACAAGTTTTTTTATTTGGTGACATAATTAATATTATATATTATATTTAAATTTCAATTATAACCAGTCTACTTTAATATGGTCAGTAAGTATTTCCTTAGAATTTTTCAAAATCATATTATATTTATCATCCAATGGAGAATTGATTATATCGGCTATTTCTTGGCCTATATCTTCGCTATATCCAACAACATAACAATTATGATCTTTTACGAATAAATCACCACTATCAACCCATTCCTTGTGTAATATTAATGCACAATCATGATAAATAGCTTCTAAAAACGTGTATTGTGTACCCCCTCCATCTCCTTTAATAATAGACATATCAACAATATACCTACAATTATTTAATAAGTCATTTCCTTCATGACTAAGTGGTAATGTTTTTGGAAACTTACCTCTCCAATATTTTTCAAAATCTAAATCTTTTAATTTATGATGGACAAATAATCTATTCTCAGCTCCAAAAATAATAATTTTTTTATCTTCTTCCTCTATTTCCTGATTCGCTTTTAATATTAAATCAGTATGTTTATCAAAGTCTATCCGTGATATAGACAATGAATAATATTTAGATAACTGATCATTTTTTGGATACTCATAAAAGGGGTGTGGTAAGAAATCAGAATCAACACCATATTCTTTTTTAAGGAAATCTTGAACCGTCTTACGTATGGTTATAATTTTAAAATGTTTAATGAATTTAACTAGTTCATTATTCTTTCCTTTCACTTCTGTTGGATCATGTATAACAATCCTAGTACCTTTAGGGAATAATTTTAGATATTCCCAATAATGCTTATCAACAGCTGTTATAAGTATGTTTTCTCTATTAATTAATTCATCTGATTTAGTATTTTTATATTCTACTCCGTATCCATAGTTTCTCTTATTTTTTTCAGTTTTTTTACCTATCTTAAATAGTTCACAATTATATTTAAGACATAAATGTGCCGTGAATGTTACCCATCCTCCATAAATTGGTTTAGCCATGTATATGAGATTTAAAGTCATTTATATATGATAAAAGAAAATAATTTTAAATATTAAAAAAATTTTGTAACTACAACATGTTTTATATCACTATCCCCACCTTCATTACTCGGGGGTAATATGGGTTCATCTATACCAATATCTTCCGGTGGACCTTCTTCAAGTTCCATAAAACCACCTTCTGATTCATTACCCCCTTCAATAACATGTTCTTCTTCTTCTTCTTCTTTTTCTTCAACAACAGGTTCTTCTTCTTCAACAACCGGTTCTTCTTCTTCTTCAACAACCGGTTCTTCTTCTTCTTCAACAACCGGTTCTTCTTCTTCTTCAACAACCGGTTCTTCTTCTTTTTCTTCAACAACCGGTTCTTCTTCTTTTTCTTCAACAACCGGTTCTTCTTCTTCTTTTTCTTCAACAACAGGTTCTTCTTCTTCTTCTTCTTTTTCTTCAACAACAGGTTCTTCCTCACCCCCCTCAACATTTGAATCTGGCATAAGTACCACAGTACCTCCTCTACTAAGGTTAATATTTTTAATCTCTACCTTTGTTTCTTCTAGTAGAATATTCTGCATAAAACTTATCTCGTTTAACGATGTCCTTGGAATAATTGATTTCATATCATCTAAATCATTTGAAAATCTATTCTTTTTTATCCCCTTCTTCCATAAGTAACTATTTAGAAGCATATTAATATATAGTAATATATTTATAATGAGTAAAAAAGGGAATACACTATTGGAACAATATGATGATGAACACAAAATAGAAGTTGGTTTAGATGAAGCTGGGAGAGGATGTTTATTTGGTCCAGTATGTATTGCCTCTGTCATATGGCCTAAAAAAGACCCTGAAAATGCTATGGTAATAAAAGACTCCAAAAAATGTACAGAGAAATACAGAGAAAAATGTTATGAATATATTATTAATAATGCTGTTGCTTATAGTATTCAATTAATGGATCATAATTATATTGACAAGCATAATATATTAAAATCTACTTTAGATGGAATGCATCTTTGTTTAGATAATGTATCTAAGGAAGATGTAGAAATAGATACAATCTTAGTTGATGGTAATCATTTTAAACAATATTACTGTAGTAAAAAGGATGACTATATATATCATAAGTGTATAGTTAAAGGGGATGATAAATATAAAAGTATTGCTGCAGCAAGTATTCTTGCTAAAACATATCGTGATAATTATATAAAAGAATTAGTTAAAAATAACCCTGAACTTGAAAAATATGAACTTCAAAAAAATAAGGGCTATGGAACAAAAAAACATTTAGAAGCTTTAAATGAGTATGGTGTAACAGAATGGCATAGAAAAACATTTTCACCATGTAAAGAGATTATTCAAAAGAAATAACTACTTTTTCATTTCCTCTTTCTTTTGTTAACATTTCTATTTGCTGTGGAATAACTTGATAAAATAACATCTTTTCTGATTTAATATATTTTTCCTTTGAAATTAATGTATGGTTATAACTTTTCAGGAATTGTCTGAGAACAGTAATACATTTTTTTTCATTTAGATCATTTAAATACTTTCTAGATTTACATGGTATGTAATATTTATTAAGTTCTTCTTTAATACCATTCATCTTCTCCACGGTTTTTAAATCAATTAAATTTTTCCTTGTAAATGAATGATTATCATTGATATCAACGATACCAAAAATATTTAATATCATGGTAATAATTTTTACATCCGGCGAAACTCGAAATAATTGATTCTTCATATTTTATACTTTATTTTATTATTCATTTTTAAATTAATTTCTTTCAATATTTTTGGAATTATTCCATTCCCTAAAAATATTCCTTAGTACATTTTTTTCAACATTATTTTTAAGGAAATAAGCAAGCTTTAATTCTTTAGTTCTAAAGGATGCTTCAGAAACTCGATTCATTCTCTGATACATTTCCCATGGATTCTCTGGTACTGGGGGAGGAGTATGTTTTTCTCCAGTAGACATATTGAGTACATTCAGGACATGTTTATAATTTATTTGACTCTTACTATTTTCATTTAAACCTTTAAAGTCAATGGTATGATAGCAATCTTTACAAAAACCACAATTACCTGAGAAACAGGTTTTAAAGTCTTTATAGTCCATCTTTTATCTTTTAAGAAATAAAAGAATTTTTCAAATTTATTCAAGGTTACGATTCAAAAATAAAAAAAATCCATAGTATAATATAATGTCAGTAGAAGATAAAAAACTTATTAATCCATGGAATGTGATAGATACATTCTTCAGAGATACTAGTTATTATAAATCGCAACACCAGATAGATTCTTATGATGAATTTCTTTTTTCAAAACAAAATGGTATTGATAATATTATCAGGCGTGAAAATCCTTTTATTTTATATAAAGGTGAAAACCCTTCTTCTGGTAATTTCTCATATGAAATAAGAATATACTATGGTGAAACATTAGATGAATCAGGTGATATAATAGAAGGGCGTGAAAATATATTTATCTCTCCCCCAGCAATCTATAATGACGATACATTATCTGAAATGTTACCCAATGATGCAAGACTTAAGAATTTAACATATAAGAGTACTATATTCTGTAATATAGGTATTCATTTTATATTCCATGATGTTGGCGAAGATGGGAAACCGATACCGAATAAAGTTAAAAACTTTGAAAATGTTAATATAGGAGCAATACCTATTATGGTACATTCTAAATCATGTATATTACGTGACTTAGACTCAATTAAACTGAGTGAACTTGGAGAATGTCCTTATGACCATGGTGGATATTTTATTATTAATGGGAAAGAAAAGGTTGTTTTATCTCAGGAAAAGAAAGTAAATAACATCCTTTATATTAATAAATCAAATGAAGACAATATTATTATACAAGGTAATATCAAATCTATTTCTAATGAAGGATTTCAATCTTCAAGGACTAATTTAGTATCTTTTATAGAAAATAAAATAAAGAAAAAGGTTGGTTCTGAAATAATCACAAGGGTAGAAAACTCATTTAATGTTAGAATTTTAGGTTTTGATGTTCAAGTTCCTCTTTTTATTCTATTTAGAGCCCTCGGGTATATAACCGATAAACAAATATTATCACTCATTATTCATGATACAGATAATAAAGAGCTTAAATCAAAAATATTAGAATTAATTATTCCATCTGTGAAAGCTTCTGAACCAATCTATACTCAGAAATCAGCCTATAAATTTTTATCTCTAAATACAAAAGGTAAAGAAAATTTTAATGTTTATGATATATTAAATAATAATTTATTCCCTAATTATGGAAGTGATAATGAAGCTAAATGTATCTATCTTGGATATATTATAAGGAAACTATTATTAACACATATTGGTGTTTACCCGGAAACAGATAGAGATTCATATATTAATAAGAGAGTAGATTTACCTGGTTCTTTATTATTAGAACTGTACAGAGAGCTTTGGGGTAAATTCAAAAGAAATACTTCACTTAAAGTTGATTCTGAGTATAAGCTAAATTTTGAATCTCTACCAAACATGGATATTTCAGATATCATAAATGAGTTTAATATCAATAAAGTCTTTGATAATAAAGTAATGGAAACGATCACTAAATCATTTGGGGCTAGATTTGGAACTGGTGTTTCATCAAGACAAGGTATAGTTCAAGATTTAAATAGAAATGTTATGTTAGGTACTTTATCTCATATTAGACGATTATCAACACCTTTACCATCTGGATCAAAAACAATAGGACCCCGTAAGCTTCATAATTCACAATGGGGATTTGTATGTCCAACCGAATCACCTGATGGTGGTAATGTTGGTATTATTAATCATCTTTCCATAATTGCAAGGGTAACAAATAATATATATGAAGAAGGTGTTTATAATGCCCTTCAAGATGGAGATTTAATTGAACTAGATTCAATTGTATCCGAAGACATTCATAAATTAACAAAGGTCTTTCTTAATGGAAAGTTTATAGGACTTCATTCAAAGCCTCCATGGCTTCTTAAATATATGAAATTGCTAAAATTAAATAGCTTTATAAATATAACGACATCTATATCATGGAATATACAAATGAATGAATTCCATGTATTTACTGACTCTGGAAGAATAATAAGACCTATATTTAACCTTAAATCTGATAAACGTGGAAACAAATACAATGAATTAATTTCTGGTGATATTAGTTACCTTGAAACATGGAAAAAATCAATCCATGGTTATTTATATGATTCTAATAAAGATCTAAACTTTTCAGATTCAAATTATTATAGAGAAGAATTAAATAAATTAAAAAGTACTGAGAAAGATTATATTGAATTCTTAGAAGGAACATCAGCTGTAATTGAATATATTGATTCAATTGAATCTGAAAATTCATTAATAGCCAAAGATATGAACTCTTTTGAAAATAGACATACACATTGTGAAATACATTCTTCACTCATATTAAGTGCTGTCTCATTGAATATTCCATTCCCTGAACATAGCCAATATCCACGTAATGCTTTTTCATGTCAACAAACTAAACAGGCTGTAGGTGTATATTCTTCAGCATATAATACTAGATTTGAAACATTTTCTCATATTCTTTATTATCCTCAGAGACCAATAGTTACTACTAGATATAAAAAATATACTGATGTAGATAAATTACCATATGGTATAAATGCTATTGTAGCGATAGCATCATATGGAGGGTATAATCAAGAAGATGCTGTTATATTAAACTCTTCTTCTGTTGAACGTGGAATGTTTAAATCATTGTATTTTAGAAGTTATGAAGATAGCGAAGAAATTGTAAAAGGAAAGAAGGTTTATTTTGGTAATCCTTCATTAGAAAAAAATATTCAAAAATTAGAACTAGGTAAATATGAAAAGTTAGATGACAATGGTTTTATTAAAGAAGGTGTATATATCACTGATAATGATATAATTATGTCTAAATGTAAGAAGGAAATGAGAAATGGTCAAGAAGTTACCAGAGTGATTGGTAAAAAACCAAATTTTGGTAGCTCTGGTATTGTTGATAAAGTTGTTGTAACTAAAAATAAAGAAGGTTTGAGGACATCTAAAGTAAGGGTTAGAAAAGAAAAAGTAGCCGGTATAGGAGATAAGTTTGCCTCAAGATGTGGACAAAAAGGTATGTGTGGTATGGTTATTCCAGCATGTGAAATGCCATTTACTAAAGATGGAATCGTACCAGATATTCTTGTTAATCCACATGCTATACCAAGTAGAATGACAGTCAATCAATTATTAGAAGTTATTCTTGGTAAGAGTTCTTGTTTATCCGGTCATTTGGGGGATGCCACTCCTTTCCAAAATAATGATATAACAGAATTCTCTAAAGTCTTAGAGGGTTTTAATTATGAAAAAAATGGAGAAGAAGTCATGTATTCAGGAAAGACAGGAGAACAAATCAACACATCTATATTTATTGGTCCAACATACTATCAAAGATTAAAAATTATGGTTGCTGATAAAATGCACAGCAGAGCTACTGGAAAAGATAATTACCTTGTAAGACAACCTGCCGCGGGTCGTGCTAATAATGGTGGTCTGCGTATAGGAGAGATGGAACGTGATTCAATCTTATCCCACGGTATATCTCAATTCTTGAATGAATCTGTTATGGAGAGATCTGATAAGTTTAATGTACAAATAGATACAAATACGGGTCTAATTTCATATGATGACTCTAAAGAAACAAAAGCAAATATCCAAATACCATATGCTATGAAATTATTATTACAAGAACTTGAATCAATGGGTATCGCTCCAAGATTAATAACAGATAAAAATATAGATAATAAAAATGTATTTAATTATCTTAAATCTAATATAGAAGGTAGTAAAGACATATTAGTTGATGATCTAGATGATGAAGGCGAAGAGAATGTAATGTCATTAGATTAATTTTTCTTGAATATTAGTAAATAATGTACTTGCTTCAGACTTATACTTATCTTCCTTATAGTAAATACTAGTTACATATTCATCATCAATAATTTTTTTTGGTGTGGTATCAATCGCATTTCTTTCCTTGATATAGGAACACTCTTCTTTTCCATAATATGATAATTTTACAATATCAATAATAACATTATCATTTGATTGTTCCTTTATTTCTGGTTCATAGTTCGTAATTAATTCACCAATACATTTATATATATTTCTAATCTTAATATTCTTAATAATCATTTGTATGTTGGCCCACCTTCCACCACCACCCCACGTCGTTGCCTCCTCTGTACCTGGCTGAGGACACATGACCTCGTGGTCCGGCCTTAGTAGCCAGCGGTGTGGAAATATATTGATAATACTATCTGTTAATTGAATAAACTTATCCCATTGATCTTCATCTATAATTTGAGATAAGTCTATTGCATCCCCTATTTGGGTGATAAATTCTTTCATCATATATTCAATAGAACGAACTGTTCTATGGTTATAAACTTCTTTGTGCATAATAAATCTAATTCTGAAAAACTCTTCAATACTTGTTTTAACTTTTTCGGAATAGATTAATTTCCCATCTTTGATAAAAGTATTATTCATAATCCTTTCATATTCAATACCATAATTTAATCCAGTCATCTTAATATCGCGCATTATATAATCAAAACGATCAATATCTATTCCAGTTTTATTTGATACAATTTGATAAATATATTTCTTATCATTCTTTTCAGATAGAGATTGTGGTGGATTAATAATATCCTCAATCTTTTTTAATTCCCCACTATTAAAATCTAAACCATATTTTTGATTCATATGTTTCAGTAATTCTATAGATCTATATTCATGATCATTACTAACTATTTCATCAAATAAGTGGCTATATGGTCCATGACCTATATCGTGTATTAAAGCCCCAACTGTTATACATTTAATATCTTCATCAGTGAATTGTCCATCTTTATTTAGTATTTGAATATACTTTTTAGCTAGGTGGTAAACACCCAATGAATGTTCAAATCGGGTATGTATAGCACTAGGGAACACTTGATTACAACAACCCAACTGTTTTATTTCTCGCAACCTTTGGAATTCTTCAGTTTCTATGATACGTTTGGCTAAAGGATCGATGTTAATATATCCATGAATGATGTCAAATACCTCCATAGTCAGTATTACTCTTGTATAATCAAATTAAATACTAAGTCAAATTTAAAATGTTTTAATTTGTTTTACACACTTATTTATATGTTTAATATTACTACTTCCTTTAAATACGGGATGATTTAATAATATATTGATTGAATCTAAACATTCTTTATTACAAGAATCACAATATTCCATCATTAAATTTATATATTCAGGTGCTATTACATAATCCCCGGTTTCTTCATCCATTATCTCATTATTTTTTTGTATTTGTGTTCTAAAAAGTATGTTTAATAATTCTTGGTTTAAAGGATCGAGGCTCTTTTCTTTTTTAACCTCAATACCATTATTAAACTTTTCATTTGGTTTATTAAAATGACAGAATAAATGATATGATTTGATTTGATCATTAATCCATTTTGCATTTAATTCATTGTTTTCATATCTTATTTTTCCATATTCAATATGTTTAGTATCGGTAGAATTGATATCCATATTAACATATATATATTATATTACAACCTTAAATATGTTAAAGAGATAAATATAAAATATACTATAATGAAAGAAATTGTATTGTATAGTAACACGAATACATATGATAAGATAATGCATTACCTATATGAAAAATATACTGATAGTTTTAATTCATTTGAATATGTATCCGAAACATTTGTTAAAAATTATGAATATGGACGTAGATGTAATAAATTATCAGAATTAGTTAGAATTTGTAATCCCATAGATTCAGAAGTAACTATTGTTTTTGATGATAAAGACATTCATTTAAAAATTGAAACTTTAAAGACATCAGAAAAAGATAATATTAAATTGTTACGGTCACAGAGTTGTGGTAGTAGTGAAGAAATAATTTATAAAAGACTTAGTTTATCTTCTGGAGATATAGACACAATATTTAAATTAATAGATTCTTCTAATAAATATTGTAAGGCTATTATTAATGAATCAAAAAAGACAAATAAATTAACGCTTAATATTAGCTATTGGAAAAAAGAGTATTGGAATTTTATTTCTCAAAATCCAAAACGACCAATAGAAACACTTTACCTTCAAGAAGGTGTCAAAGAAGAGATTATTGACAAGATTGAATATTTCTTTTCTGAAACAACACGCGATGAATATATCTCAAATGGTATTCCTTATAAGAATGTATTTATGTTATATGGTGTCCCGGGTTCTGGAAAAACATCTACAATAACAACGATTGCATCTCACTTTGATTGTCATATTTATATTATTCCTATTTCTAAAGAAATAACTGATTATGATCTAATCACAGCTATTTCATATATGAATGATGATCCATCGGAAAAGGCTGTTAAAGAAAAAACCATTATTGTAATTGAAGATATTGATTCTATTTTCACAGATAGAAAGAAGGGTGATGATAATAATGGTATCACATTACAGGGTTTATTAAATTGTTTTGATGGTTTTGCCTGTGTAGAAGGTACTCTATTATTCATAACAGCAAATAAACCAGAAGTAATTGATAGTGCAGTATTAAGGTCTTGTCGTGTAGACCACATGTATGAATTAGGGTATGCTGATAAGTATCAATCAGAAAGTATCTTTACACAAATTATTAAAGATAAAGAAAATAATAGTTTTAACTCATTTTATAAATTAATTAAAAATAGACAATATACAACCGCTATGCTTCAAGAATTTCTATTCTATAATAGGGACTCAGATAACATCAATGGATTGATTGATGAGTTCTATAGGATTATTGATAGAAATAAAGACTCCCATTTTGATAGTAGTGGTGAATCAAATGATAAATTATACTCTTAAATTATATATAGTATAATATATAATATATAAATGGACAATAGTAAATTATACATTTTAACATTTGTTATAACAGCATTATGGGATGTAGTCCTGAGATTTTTATCAGAAGGATATGAATCCCTCCCAGAATTTATGAAATATGATTTTATAAGATATCTAAAACCATATTTTGAAAAACATACCTTATTAGCGGCCGCTCTCATTGCTGGTTTTATAGGAGCTACATGTCAAATGATTATAGTAAATATTATGGATTTCCCAAGAGATTTAAAAAACCATACAAATATTATTCATTTTATGATTTTATCTTTTATTATATCCGCTCTATATGGATTCATAATGAAGTTTAGTAAGTTATTCCCACATATAGAAGACACATACTATAAAAATCTAGGCACAGTTAGAAGTATGTACCATGATGGTATATCTGGTATAATGGTTCAATTTACTATATTATTTTTGATATTAATACATAGAACTATTATATAAAGTATGAATGTTATCGGCCATCAAAATATATATACTAAAATGGTAGTAATTGATCAAAAGCTAAATGCATTAGATAAAAAAGTAAATTCTTTAGATGATAAATTGGATATATTAATTAAATTAGTCAGTGATAATAAAGAAGATTGTAAAAAAATGAGTTCCCATATTGATTTTATTAATAGTGTTTATGATAATGTGAAAGCTCCTATGAATTATATATGTTCCAATATTAATCAAAGATTTATTGAAAAATAAATTTGAATAATTATATAAAACTATTTTATAATATAATATAAATGAATATCGTAGAGAAAGTGAACCATACAAGATATACACTCAAAGAAGTCCTTAAAGATGAATGGGACACTAGTACAATTGCCAATTTATCCAATGCCGAAGTAGAGAAAATGTATACTATCCCTTCTGGTAAAATCAATTCATTATCATTATTTGGAGTAGCTTCTGGATGTAACCTTACTTTAAAACATAAATATATACCATCCCATAGCCTTCACATCATCTATTATAATTTCCCAGAAATTGGAAGATTGAACTCAAAGGTGACTAAATCAGCATGTGATAAACTTGCTAAATTATACGAAGAAGAAATTATTCAATATGAAGACAGCCTTCTTATAATTATTAATGATACAATTTCAGAATCACTTGAAACGAGTTTCAATCTAATGAATATTAAACTACAATCGGAACTTGAAATAAAAGGATTAAGTGAAGAAATAATTAGTGAGATGAAAGAAAATGATTATCTTTTGAAAAATTCACACTTTAGAAATGTACATTTATTTGATGTTAACAATCTAACTAATAATATGCTTAATCATCGTCTCGTACCAAAATCAACTCCAATTAGAAAGACTGAAGATATAAAAAAAATCCTTGAACAGTGTAATTGTTCAATGAATCAATTGCCAATAATTTTAAAAAATGATATGATTAGTAAGTTAATTAGACTTGCTCCCGGAGATATATGTAAAATTGTTAGGAAAAGTTCAAAATGTGGAGATTATCCGTTTTATAGAATCTGTAAATAACTTATTCCAGAAAAGGTTTTTCACTTTCTAATTCTTGATATACAGACATAGGTACATATTTTATTTTCTCTCCCTGTTTACAATCTGGATTATTTTGTTTTACATAACCCATGATTATAAATATAATAGATATTATAAATATCAGAAAATTAAATCTCATTGTATATATTTATAATATATTTAATTTCCATCAATATAAGTTTCAAGATAACTTAGTTCATCTTCAGGACAAATTATACCTGAACTATCAATTAAACAAGAAGCATATCTATATCTAAAAGCATTTAATACATCTTTTGATGGTAAGTTTTCTTTTATTCTATTCATTTCTTCTTCTCCACAAGTAACAGTTGGATTATTTAGACATTTATCCAAGCGATGTCTATATGCATCCATTATTTCTTTTTCAAATCCACCTTTAATATCACTATTATTCTCTATGTAATACTGTATGTTACTCCAATCTTCTATAGAAATATTTGGCGTATCACATCTCGTACCCATGTCATTATCAATACAATCTTGTATTTTTCTAAGGTAGTTTATTCTTATGATGTTATAAAATTCATTTAAAACACCTTCATCATATATTTCATTTTCTATTTGAGTTTGTTTTTTATTATCGGGTCTATAAAGCGTTGTACATTCCCTTTTATTAATACTTTGTAAATACACAGTGATATGATAAAATATATATATAAATAATGTAATTACTATAAACTTTATAATCATTATTAATATAATATATATACTTATTTATTTTAGGCTTATTATTTATTTAGGCTTATTATTTATTTAGGCTTCTTTATCCTTACTTAATTTATTTTTCAACCATGGATCATCTTCATTTAGTGCTTCTTTTAAATCAGAATCAAGTTCGTTATTCACAACTTCTTCCTCAACTTTTTCAGAAACTATTTCTTCTATATCCTTAATATCACCACCTACATTATTATCTTCTTCTTGAATATTCTTTACAGTCTCTTGAATAATAGATTTACTTAAATCTACAGCGACTGATTCAACTTCGGCTTCTGATTCAACTTCGGCTTCTGATTCTTCCACAATTGGTTCATCAGATTTATCCTCAATTGATAATTTATCTTGTTCTTCTTTCTCTTTCTTAATTCTTTCATCATTTTCTTTCTTCTTACGGATCGCTTCTTCGCGAGCAGCTTTCACCTTTTCTCTCTTTTGGTCTTCATAGAAGATATCCTTATTAATATTATTTTCTTTGTATTTCTCCATCATTTCATTCAACTGTGAATCAATGAATTTCTCATCTTCAACTTTGTCAGCACATGGATCCCATGGAAGCCAGTAACCAACCTGACCAACAAAGACATGGAAATCACTATCTAATTTCTGAAGTTTTTCAGCTCTAGAAGTAGCTTCTTCTTTTGTGTTATAGCAACCACGTACCTTCAATCCACGGATGTTTGTCTGAAATTTATTTCTTTCATCAAAATCTTTTTGAATTTCATCCTGGTATTTATATGTAAAACTATCATACTCCTCCATAACTTTATTAATCTCCAAATCTTTATCCTTGCAATATGCTTGTAAAAACTTAGCTACTTTGAAAGCTTCTTTAGATTCCATTAATGCTTCGGGTGAAACAAAAGATAAACATACAAAATTTTGCCCTGGAATTTGATCATCCACTTCTAGATAGTCAATTTTCTTATCATCACTCATATTTATATTTATATTTATATTTATACTACTATTAATTTTTAAATATTTTAACTTATAAATATGCAAATATTTATAAACCTTGTTGGAATTGCGGCAACATTAGGAAAACCTTTTATAATAAATAATGCCGAAAGATATGATATATCCGATATTAGATCTTTAATAAGGAAAAAATTCAATATACCACCGAAGTTTGATGTTATTATTAATAAATCAGAAAATACTTTAGAAAACGTAAACGATATTCAAAATAATGATACATTAAAAGTAATGATAAGGCCCGGTAATAAAATGTCTGTCTTTGAAGAAATTTATCCGAATTATAAAGATAATAAAATAGAAGATATAAATACATTTATTACAACAAATACATATGAAGAGAATGATATAGTTGTAGTACTATGGGGAAATGTAATTGAAAATACACGTAATATTAGAGAAAGTATTATAGAAAATGAAGAATATCAATTTATTCATAATCTATTATCACAACAACTCCCTATTCCGATTGTTATGAAAGCACTCAAACAAAATACAAAAACAATCAATTTATATCTTCTAGATCCAACATTTCATCTGAAACATGGGAGAAAATTAGATGATATTAGAAATATTTTAGATGATATTATCTTAGAAAATCCGTCCGATGCCACGCGTTTATTTTTTAATGGATATGAAATATATAATATACCAGCATTATTAGTCCTTGATTATCTAGGAATAAATATAGAAAACTATCAAAATATATTATCTGGTGGAGGAAATGAAAGAGTTGATCAATGGCTTAAAAATATAGGTCTAGATTCAACCAAAGATTTTCCCGATCAAAAATTAGATATAAATAATACAACTACAATGTTGAAGTTTTACATTATGCCATTTTCTTATGGTAGATGTGCTACTAATCCATTAAATAATAAAGTATCAATTAACCCTACTAAATGTCTTGAAGAATTAAAAGATAAACTTGATTCCCATAGAATTATAAATGAATATTATCTCTATTTAACAAGTGGACCTATTCCTCCTGATTCTTATCCAATATTACATAATATAGAGAATAAATATTTTGCAAAGAAATTAACTAAATGGCATAATATTAATGAATCAACACAAAATATGGAATTAAGAGATGTAGTCCTTAAGGGTGGTAAAATTCCAAGAAAATATGTAGATAGACTCTCTAAGAAAGATAAATCAAAACAAGAAAAAAATATAAGGAAATCAATACGTCAATATAAAAAAGGCAAATATATTGATCGGCCAAAATTAAAAAGTTATGAATCTAAAAAAAGTTCATGGGTTACTAAGTTTGAAAAGAAATATGGAGAAGGTGTTAAAACATATAAAGATATTTCCAAAGTAACCGGAATACCAGTAAAAGCTTTAAAAGAAGTTGTAAAAAAGGGACAGGGGGCATATTATAGTTCTGGATCAAGGCCAAATCAAACAGCGGAATCATGGGGTAAAGCAAGGATGTACTCCTATATAATGGGTGGTCCAACAAGGAAATATGATCAACACATTACGGATGAATATAATGTTAAACTACCTTAAACTGAGGCTGTGACATTATATAATTTTTTTGATTTTTATAATGTGGGAGACCGCCCGCAACATCCTCATTCTTATTCATTTTTTCTGCTATTTGTTTAAACCTTTCATATCCTTTGATTGAAACTAATTTCCCTTGCCAATTACCTGGATTACCTGTTTTAATTTCTTCATTCATGAAATTAATGAAACCAATGTCATTATAGTAATAACTTCTATCTTTTAGCTTATTAATACAATATGATGGATCAAACACCTCTCCATCTATTTCAACTACAAAATGTTTATCAACACATACCTGTACTTGTTCTTCACCGCGCAGCAGCAGACCTGTACACATACATGCTTTCGCTTTCGCACCTGTTATTTTACTATCCCTCAAAATATCCAAAAGGAGCTGAGTATTTGCCATACATTCCCTTTCTACATTATTTTCCTTTTGATACTGGCACATACATTCTAAAAGGGCCGAGACCAGATGTTTTTCTGTATCCTTCATGGTTTAATAAGTTTGAATACTTATTTCTTACTATTTCAAATTTTTAATTATTTAATGTTGAATTATTCTCTAAATAGGGATTATCACATATCCCATATTCACTTGGAGAGTAAATACCTTGTGCGACTAATAATCCAGTTGAACCACCAACTACAACAAGTGTAATGATCCATCCAAAGAATACTTTCCAAGCAATTTTCCAATTGATCCCAGAACATCCTCGGAAATCTTCTAAAGAAGCAACACCCATTGTTGCTCCAACTTGACAGTGTGTAGTTGATAATGGAATTCCTAGTCGGCTCCCTATAATTATAATTGTAGCAGAACCCAATTCAATTGAAAACCCTCTACTAGGTGTAATACATGATAACTTCACACCTATCGCACGTATTATCTTATATCCATACAGGAATAACCCCATTGATATACCCAAACCACCCATAGCTAATATAGCGTATCCATATTTATCCATCTCTACTTTATTGGATAATTCTCCATCATTCACGTAGATAGATACAATAGCAGCATATGGACCAATCGCATTCGCAACATCATTTGCTCCATGACTAAATGAATCACATACGGCAGTAAATACCTGGACATATTTAAAACTCTCTTCAGTTTTTTCATCAAACTTTTCACAATTATCATGGATATCTTTCACATTATCTACTTTAAGGTCATCTATATCATAATTAATATTATCTTTGACTTTACCCACTATTTTAAGTATTCCTTTTTTATCCTTTACCTCCGTTGTATTATTTACCTCCGTTGTATTATTTACAGGTATTATATCTTCACCTCTACATTCTAACCTTCTATTGATTCGATCTTTCATCTTTGGAATAAATGGTATGATAGACATACCTATAAATGAACCGATTCCTAATGAAATTAATAATGCTGTTAATGGTTCAATATCATCTAAATCTATTCCTTTCCCACCTTTATAAATAATAAAAAATGCATTCATTGTCAGGGTTAAAGAAACAAAGATAGGTATTGTCCAATATGATCTATCAAAACTATTTTCTTTTCTTAATACAAATGTACGTGTTAAATAAAATATGCTACCAGATACAATCGCTGAAAATACTGGAGATAAAAACCAAGATACTATGATACCAGAAACACCTCCGATCCATGGGAAAGAATCAGTCGCTTTATACCATATTACACAATCTGAACCACCCGTAACCATTGTCATCCCAATCATACCACCAACACATGAATGTGTTGTAGATACCGGCATTTCTAAATATGATGCTGTAAATAACCATGCCCCAACAGACAATAGTACACAAAAACAACCATAGATGAATATTTCAGGGGACTCTTCAAAGCATTCATAATCAGCGATACCTTTTCTTATTGTTTTAGTTACATGTGACCCCATAAGAATAGCCCCGGCACATTCAAATATTGAGGCAATTAGAACAGCACTCTTAACTGTTAGTGCTTTTGACCCGATAGATGAAGCAAATGCATTTCCCACATCATTCGCACCAATTCCCATCGCAGCAATAAAAGATGAAATACCGCCTCCAACTACAATCCATAGATAATCTGATAGCATATTTATTACATAATAATATTATTATTCCTTTAATATCATTTTATTATCATTTTTTCTTCCATTCATTATATTTTTCTTCAAAAGCATTGAGTTCTTGCCTCCAAATATCCTTAATATCCATAGATTCAAGTTTATCATGTTCTTCTTTCTTCGAAGTAGTTTCATTACTTAAATCTTCTACTTTTTCAAGTGTGAAATTATAGATAGATAGGTTCAGTAAATAATTATATTGAGATTTAACATCTACATCTTTATCATATTCAAACATTTCATTATTTTCATAGAAAGGATATTCTAATTCCCTTAACCGATCAACGATTACAGCCTTACTCTGTTTATAAATAATAATCTCTTCATCAATTACATTCTGAATAAATCTCATCTTTGTTTCAAGGAGCATAATTTCTTTCATAAGATTATTTAACTGGTACTCCTTCCTACGGGAATACATATTCATTCTCGTATAGTAATGTTCATCAATAATTTGATAAATAGTATCATATTTTCTAATCGTACCTGTCTTATTATACAAATGTAGATTAGAGATTGATTTATTAGATGTCAGTTTAAACTGCTCCATAATTACATCCTTTGTTTTATAGGTATTATCAAATAATACTTCATCTGAAACCTTAACTACAAACTTAACCTTCGTATCTGTTGAATGGTTTTCATAATCAAGGATCCATGAGTCTTCTTTTTGAATGACACTCTCAATATATTCCTTAAAATCATGTGTCCACTTACCAATGGGTAGTTCTGTAATAATAACCTTATCATCTTCAATCTTGTATTTCCCCTTTGTAATGAATTTTGTCATATTATTCTTTTCAACAACCTTACTAATCCTCCCCGTAAACCCCTTATAAAATGGCATCATTGAAAGATAAGGCAAACCATCCATTTTACGTCTGATGTTATTACAACAATCCATAGGGTTAAATTGAGGTATCGTAGTACTAAATCCAGTTCCAATTCCAATCATCCCATTTACAAGTACCATGGGAATAATCGGACAATACCATTTAGGTTCTACCATCATACCATCATCATTAATATAATCAAGAAGAGGTAGATCCGCCGAAGGGAATATATAATCAATCAAAGGATTTAATTGAGTATGAATATACCTTGCACTCGCTGAATCATTCCCTCCCATAATACGTGTACCAAACTGACCATTTGGTTGAAGTAGATTAATATTATTAGACCCTACAAAATTCTGAGCCATCCCTACAATCGCCCCCTGTAGAGACATTTCACCATGGTGATATGAAGCTTGTTCACTAACATAACCAGATAACTGGGCAACACGAATTTCATTATATAGCTTCCTTTTAAAACAGGAAAACAAGATCTTCCTCTGTGATACCTTCAAGCCATCAATACATGAACCAATTGAACGGAGGTTATCAGCATTAGAGAAATGAATTAATTCTTTATTAACGAAATCATCAATACGTGTTTCACTACAATCATAATCTAGAATTTCTTCTTCTTTATACTGTTTCAACCATTCCTTTCTTTTATCAGATTCAGTCTTCTTAAATGCCAATTCCATTGTTTCAGTTGTTTCACCCTCAGTAATGTATTGATTCACCTTAAGGTTTCTGAAATATTCTTTCGCTTCTTTCGCAGTGGATGTCCCCAATCCCTTGTAATATTTAATATTCCATTTACCCACCATACTCTTCTCTTTCCATTCAGAATACTTAGTTAATGTATAAAACGATTTCACCTTCGTTCCATTTGTAGCCTTAATAATAGGTGTTACCATACAATTAACATAGTTCATTTCAAGTAGTTCAGGCCACTCACTATGAATAAGGTTTAGAATTAATCCCTTAATATGGGATCCATCATGATCCTGATCAGTCATAATCATAATCTTACCATACCGTAGTTGTTTAATATCTTTATATTTCTTATTAGACTCAAGTCCAATAATCTTCTTAATATTTGTAATTTCAGAATTACCCGTAACCTGTTTTATAGTCGCATCTCTAACATTAAGAACTTTACCCTTCAGGGGAAATACCCCATAAGCATCTCTACCGACGACAGATAATCCAGCAATAGCCATAGACTTAGCCGAATCCCCCTCAGTCAGAATCAATGTACACAAATGTGATTTACGAGTTCCTGCCCAATTAGCATCATCTAATTTTGGAATATCCCGTAGTTTATTCTTTTTTGTTCCATTTGTTTTCTTTGCTAGAGTCTTATCCTTAAAATCAGAGAACTGCATCACTTTCTCAGATAAACCACCACTATCACAAAGGTTTTTAATAAACTTATCATTAATTTCTGGCTTAGAACCAAACTTAGATTTGGGTGTAATAAGTCTCTCCTTCGCCTGAGAATCAAATGAAGGATTCTCAATAATACAATTTATATATACTGAAATATAATTCTTTACATACTTCTCCATTACATCCTTCTTATGTTTCTTCTTGATATACTTGACCACAAGTGAAGATATTAGCTTTGTAATAACATCAACATGGATACCTCCATTCGGAGTTGAAATACCATTTACGAATGATATCTGTTCAAACTTATCATTTGAAGATACAGAAACACCTAACTCCCATCGATCTGATAATTTTTCATATACCTTCTTAGTATTAGTAGGATACAATTCAATATAATCCTGGAATGATTTAATATTAACCTTCGTACCATTATAATAAACACTCACCTTATTATCAGTTACACCAGCAATATCATGGACACGCCTCTTCATAAGGGCAACCATATCCTCAGTAAATCCATCAATTTCAAACCTTTTGAAATCAGTTTTCCATGTAATCTTTGTATATGGTTTTCCCTTAAATGAAGTAATTGAAGGTTCATCCACACCTTTCATATTATCATAGAAATGTTGGGTGTATTTTTTCTTTGTAAATCTATCTCCAACCTCGATATCAAAACTATCTGAAAAGATATTAACAATCTTTGCCCCATAACCGTTCTTACCACCAACTGTTCTCTTTTCATTTTTCTTATAATTTCCAGAGGTTAGCAACCTTCCGAAAATCAAATTAGGATTATATAGTCCGCTACTATGTTTTTCAACTTTAATAGAATCTCCATTATTAAAGATACTTACTATACCTGACTCTTTATCAACTGTAACTCTAATTTCGGTAAGGTTAACAGCTCCATCTCTATCCTTTAAACGTTCCCTTTGATCCCGAGCATTTACAATGATTTCATCAAAGCATTTATAAATTACAGGAATATATTCTGTTTCAATTATATTTATCGTTTTTTCATCTGATTTCATAGTCGGAAGCATTGCAGTAATTTTTTGATCAGAACCAGCATAAGTATCGGAGTTTTCATAGATATGGGTCCTCAAATCCTTTTCTTCGTATTCATCTTCTACTGGTTTCTTTTTATTGCCTGCCATAATTATATATTTATTCTTATTATATTTTTAAATATAATTCAAATTTATATATCAAACTATAATATATGGGAAGGTATGATACAATAGATGTCTTAAAAGGAATAGCTGTAATATGTATGGTTATATTTCATATTTTCTATTTTCCAAATCAATATGGTTTCAAAGAAATAAGATATGATACAACATTACTAGGTATTATTGCTAAAGTAGCACAAGTTATATTTATAACATCTGTAGGAGTAAATTTAAGTCTTTCTAAATTATCTTCTACTGATAAAAATGAGAGTAAAAAAGAATTCAATACTAAAAGTATTATGAGAATACTAAAAATAGCTGGATTTGCTATATTTATGTCCTTATTTTCATGGTTTCTATTTGGAGAGAAATATATTAAGTTTGGGATATTACATTTCATAGCAGCGATTTCATTACTCTTATTTAATTATGCGGACGATGTTAAAATAATACAAACACTATTTATAATCTCTTTGATTATATATTATTTAATCAAAAATGCCCCCGATTTATTTCAAAATATAAATGATAAATTATCATTTGTACTTGGATTTTATAATAAGAAATATAGATCAATAGATCACTTTTCAGTATTCCCATGGGTATCTTTAGTTCTCATCGGTATGTTTATTGGGAATCAAATATATGGTAGTAAAGGCAAAGAATATGATAATGGAATACTCAAGGGTTTAAAAGTTATAGGTAAGAATTCCCTTGAAATATATCTTGTTCATTGGATTATTTTATATATAATCTATTGTCATATATATCAAAAGTTTTGTAGAGTATCACTTTAA